TTGAATTTTGAATTTTGAATTTTGAATTGTTGCGCCGATGGCGCAATGTTGAATTTTTGAATGTTGAATTTGCTCTTTTTAGCAGGGTTTGAGGATGATGGGAAATATTCGGAAATTATCGGGGAATTTCCGCATTCTTTACTTTGAATGATTGGAGATTTCGGAGAAAATTGGGGAAATTTGGAGAATTTCAGAGAAAATTGGGGATTTTGGGGGATTATTGGAGAAAGGAAAGGATATGGTAAACAAAAAAAATATGTTAAACTAAAGAAAGAAGGAGGTTATTATGGAAAGTGTGTTACGCGAGCTGGCGTCTATGATAGAAGACCGCCACTCATTGGAACAAGGGCTTCGCATCATCATGGAGGCCGCAGAACGGAAGAAGCTTCCCGAAGAGGTGTTTCTTCCTACGTTCAACGACAGTATGCTTGAAGAAGCGTTCGTTCACACGTTAGAGGCTGTTGTGGGCGAGCGTTACGAATAGCAGGAGCTGTGAGCACAAGAACAACAAGGATGTAGCTGTTGTTTGGAATTTTGTTAATCGGGGACAGGCCGTTGGAGATTATTCTTTGTCGGTCTGTCCCTTTTTGTAAAGCAGGCATTCGGAGCACTTTGTCGGGTAGTTGATGGGTACATAGTAATGTACGACATTGTTCTCCTTGTCGATTTCGTCCTGCTTGATTTTGTTGTAGTCGGCTTCGAGCTGCACGATTTTAAGCCAGTCGGGCGATCCGTACTTGGCCTTTTTCTCGGCGTAGACGAGCTTTCTAAGGATTGTCTCCTTCGATGTTTCCTTGGCCAGCTCTTCAGGCGAGATGTCATCGTCTTTGTCCTTCTGTTGAGCTTTACCCTGCAAATCGGCTATTCTGCTTTGCACCGAGTTGAGCGTTTCGAGCTTGTTCATCTCCTTTAGGAGCTCCGCTTTTGACCAGTTGAGTCCCTTGCCTTGGAACGCGACGTTCCAGGCGTCTGTCTGCGACCATCCCGCCGCCCTGAGGTCAGCATAGATGAGGTATGCGGGATCAGACATGCCGTATTTCTTTTTCAGATTATTAACAGCGATAGAAAAAGCATATTGTGCCATGATGATAAGAATTTAAGAAATTAAAGAATGTTGTGAGGTTCGCCGTTCTTGTTGTCGTACAAGAACTGTATGAAGCACCGACAGTTGACATGGAACGGAGGATAAGGGTCTCCGAAGTGGTGAATGTAAGTGGTTTCGTCGTCACAAATTGGGCATAAATAACTGGAGCCTCGGAAGACGCGGTAGGCCGTAGCGCCGTGTTCCTTGCCGTAAGCCTGCTCCGCCATTCCCCATGCCACCGCCACCATCTGCTGTGCGTTTCTTATGATGTTATGGTAAGCAGCCTTGAAGATGCCCTTTCCGTAAGAAGGCGCCGCGATGTTGATGTCATATCTCCTTGCTTTCGTTATGACCGACGAGAGATAAGGATCCTTATATCCCGTTCTCACGGCAGCAAGGATTTTCTGTTCGTCATATCCCATCAAGACGCCCGCTTTCGCCATCCTGACGATGTCCTCCGCGAAGTTGGCGAGATAAGCAGACGTCCTTTGCCTTGACGTGGCGCCATAATATTGCGCCGAGAGAAACGCCGAGACGCTGCCCTCGTCGACATTCAGCCTTTTCGTTGCCGCGAGCGCATACTGCCCGATGATATTCTCCACCCTGTCTGTCATTCCCGTTGCGATGCCTTGCGCCTCTTGAAGAAAGGCCTTTTCTGCCGACAGCCTCTTCCCCCTTCTATATTTCGAGGACAAGCCGACAATCTGCTTAGCCGCCGCGAAGACCACCTTTTTCAAGGCAGTCTCCGTGGCAGCTACAGCCTTAGACCTGTCGATGGCATAACTGTATTCCTTAGCCATAAGCCGATACCTTATTTGCGGTCATACTTATTCCAGTTGTTACGTCCGGGCCAGTTGCCGTTAGAGTCGTATTGTCTTCCCGACTCGTTCGGTCTTCCCGCCTTTCTTCCTCCGCCCGTGTTGACATCCTGTCCGCTCTGCTGCGCGTTAATCTTCGCCTGAGCCTCCTGCTCCTCGATGGCGTTCTGCGTCTCGTTGTCGGCCCTCTGCATGTCCATGAGCAGATCCTGCTGCTGCTCCTCCTTCTTCTCCCTTATGATCCGTTCTATCTCGTTCGTGACAGGGAGGTCAGGGCATCTCTCCGACGCCGTCTGTTTAGACAAGAACCCGTTTTGCACCGCCGTAGCGATATTGGTTATCATCTCCGACTTGTTTTGATGCACATAGACCTCCACCCAGGCATGAATAGGCAGAGCCGTCATAGAGGCCATGCAGTTTTGTTCCATTCCGATGCCATACTTACACATCTTGACGAGCTGCATGAGGAACGGATGCAGCAGTTTGGCATCGTTCTCCGCGATTTCGATAGCCGGTGAGAAGAGCAGCTTAATGGCCACACCTGGCAAGTCGCCCGACTTAAGTTCCGGCGGTTTGACCGTGAACGACAATTCATAGATGAGGTCATAGGACTTGTTGAGCTGCGTGGCGAAAGCATTAGAAGCATCCGTTCCGTCGATGAACTCAGCATCGCCGTCAGTGTCAGTGATCTGAATGGTCTTTGCTCCGCCGTTAGTGTCGCCCACGACCATGATGTCATCGCCATCGCCTTTGAGCTTAAGCATAGGGAAGGCATAAGCCTTGTTGTTTTCACAGAGATAAGAGTAAGCCTCCTCGTAGTCTTCGATGTTACGCTGCACAGGCGCCCAGCACGGTCCGTCCTCGTTTCTTGCGTAAGCGACAGGCAGGAACGGGAAACCATGCGGTTTCTCCTCCACGCACGAATAGTTGTCGATACCGAAGATGTTAGCAATCCTCTTAATCGTCTCCTTAACCGTGCCCTCGTTAAGCTGCTTCTTGAACCTGTAGAACATCTTTTTGTCCCACACCTCGACCCATTCAGTTTTTTCGATGCCCTGTTCGTCGTAGTCGATATATTTTCTTGCGAAGACCGTCATCTCGCCTGTTAGCGAGTCGATGTGCGGATAAAGAATATCCCCGTTGTCGAACGACAGCGTTTTCGTTCCGAAGACGCCGTTGCTGTCGAAGAATCCCACGACCGCGACCTCCGCCACCTTCATGTAGGCAGAGACCGCCTCGAAATGTCTCACCTCCATGTCCTTCATGTACCACTCCTTCTTGAACGTGTTAAGGAGCTGTTGCAGCTGCTCGTTCTTCTTGTCGTCAGCACTTGCGAGTTCAAACTGGATGTCGTTACCCGTGAGGTGCAGCGTGTGCTTAGTGTGTATGAGCCGCTGGAAGGCGAACGCCGTTCTTTGGATTTCCTGAATGTACCACTTGCCATCCTCAGGATTTTTCCTGTAGATGTCAGGATAGAGGTCTTTGTCCCATATTTTGTGAGACGAAGGATAGAACTCCCTAAGGAAGTCGTGTTGCGTTTTGATACGCCTGTAGAGCGTGTCGTCAGGCATGTAGCAGTTGACATTCTCCGACCATTCCTGCTCCCTCATGATGCCGTGCGTCATGTAGTTCTTAGGGGTGAGCTCATAGAACGGTTTCCTTACGAGGATTTGTCTAAAATTAGTATTTGTGTTGTCCATAAAATTAAGAAATTATAACATCCATAACCCTTTGATTTTGTTGTTTTTCCTTTTATAGAGCGAGAAGATCATGATATAGAACCACGATTCGAAGAAGTCGGGCGAGTGTCCGACAATCTTTTTCGCCATGTCCTTAGGCATGAGTTTGAAGCTTTTGTCATAGCTATTTTCGTCCCTCCTTATCATCTTTCTCTCCTTTTGCAGGATTTGCCTTAGCGGCACCTTGTCGAAGCCCTTACCCGAGTATTTTCTTTCAAGCAGGTCAGAGTCGATAGAGAAGCCCTTGTCCTTAACAGCCTTATAGAAGAGGAAAGCGCACTGCGACTTAAGGTCCTTATAGAGATATTTGATGCCCTTCTCCTCCTGCTTTGTTGCCGCAATAGGCGCCGCCTGGTTATTGAAGGGCACGGCATCCTTGAAGAATCCCTTGAAGTACTGTCCTATGCCCTGCATGTCATAGGTGAAGTTACGTTCCTCGACGCCCCACTCTCTCAGTTTCGCCATGACCGTGTAGACGAGCGTTTGCGAGTCGAGCCTCATGACCACCAGGTCAGCGCAATGGTGTCCTATCCACAGCCACATGACAAAGTTGTCGCCTCCCGTGAAGGCGATGTCCGCCGAAGCCCTTCTGACGCCATCTCCCGTCTGCTGAGCGTTGTCAAAAATCTCCTCCAGGTCCTCCCTCTTTATCATGTCATCTCCCGCCGCCTTATAGTTCCAGTTGGCTTCGAGGTCACGCATGCGCTGCTCCTCGTCCTGCTGTGCGAGGTTAGCGATGTAAGAAGCGTCGGTAGATATAAGCTTGATATTTTCCGACACATCCGCCCTTATGAACGTCACAGATTTTATGAACATGTCGAGCTTAGAATATCCAAGCTCTGCGTAGCTGTCCTTCCACAGCTTGTCGATGATGTCGCGGCATTGCTCGTAGACCTCCTCCCGCGTGTTTCCCCAATAGATAGAGTCTGGCGTGTCTCCGTCCATGAAGCAGAAACGAATGACACCGTCGCGTTCAGGGATGATGAAGCCCTCGTCGTCAATCCACCAGTCGATGAACTTGCGCACCCACGACTCGGGGTCAGGGTTACAGGTTATCCAGAAGCGGTTTCTGATATGCGAAGCGTTACGGTTGTTTGTGAGCAGATATTTGAATTTCTTGTAAGGACATTGCGTACCCTCGTCGATGCAGACATAGGCAAACTGTCGTCCTTGGAAGCGCGTCTTGAAGTCTTGATACGCTCCAGCGTAGTAAGAGAATTTGAGCCATCCCCCGTTGGCAAAATTCCATGTCATGTCGTTTTGCGACTTGTTGTAAGTGCCGAACTGCGAGAAGAGCTTATAAGAGTCGGTTACGAGCGACTGAAGGTCATCCTTCTCGTTACGGAGGATAGTGGCATGGAAGTCGGGGTTCTTGATGTCCTTAAGCACCTCCATGAGCGAAGAGAAGGATTTAGAGCCGCCGCGGCTGCCTCCCACGATCTTTATGTCGGCGTCGATTGCAAGCATGCGCTCCTGTCCTCCCCGTTGTGCTATAATTTTCAGCTTGTCGGGGTGTTTCTTGTCAGCATCGCGAAGAGCCTGAACGAACTCTTGCGTGTAGACAGGCTCTCCCGAAGGGAGGAAGAGGCCAGACAATATTTTAGTTTGCGCTTTTTGCATATTTATTCAGAATTATTGTATATTTATGCAAAAATAACTAATATTTTTTGGTTTTTTGTATATTTATTCATATTTTTGCGTAAGATAAATGTATATTTATGCAAAGAGAGGTAGAAGCACTGCCTTTAAACCAACACAAAAACTAAAAAAGCCATGACAGTAGAAGAACTGCTTTCATTAGTGAACAAGGAGGTAGACACCACCAAGTTTAAATCGTTGAGCCAGAAGACCATTACGGAAGAACTTAATGATGTACTGGACGAAATGGGTGACGACGCGGCAACGAATGCCAAGAAAGTTACCAAGCTGGCAACCCGTCTGAAGCGTATGGACGGCAACCTTCACAAGTGTGTCTCAGACGAGATCAAGAAGAGCCGAGAAGAAGCCGAGCGCAAGAAGAAGGAAGAAGAGGAGCGTCGCGTGAAGACCGGCGGTGAAGAGGATCTTAAAGAAGGTTCATCATCTTCGTCGGACGACAAATATGACAAGCTGCTTGCGAAGCTTGAAGCCCTTGAGCGTGCAAACGCCGAGCGCGACAAGAAAGCGAGCCGCGCAGCCACAGAAGCCGCCGTTCGCAAGGGTTTGAAAGACAAGTTTGACCGCGCAAAGCTTGAGCTGAACGACTTTTTCCTTGACACCGCGATGTCGAAGTTGACTATTCCTGACAAAGACGCCGACGTGTTAGAGCTGATAACCCAGGCCGAGGGCATATATACCACCGACTACAAACGCGCCACAGGCAACAGCGCCATTCCCCGCAAGGGTGGCAATGACACGCCGACAGGCGACCGCGGCATCCGTGCAGACGAGTGGGACGACATCAAGCCAGCGAAAAGCAAAGAGAAGTAAAAAAAGAACAGAAAAACTAAATTAGAAAAGTTATGGAAAACAGCAATGATTACTACGGACAGATGATGGCTCAGGGAGCCGTCAACGCCACAGGCGCTGTAGTGTTGCAGTCGGAGATGACCATTGGCGGCCAGCGTCATGTGTTCGTTGACCTACCCGGTGCCGTGAAGGAGGCATTTCGCCGTCCTCCCATCGGTGGAGTGTTGAAGAACCCGTTCCCCGGTCCTGCAAAGATATATGCAGGCGACCTCATCGAACACAGTCTTGGTTTTGCCGACGAGAGCGGCGGCACCGTCAAGGTGCTGAAGAGCTACGAGGTAGCCAAAGCCACGACAGGCGCCACCGACACCGCCATCTACATCACACGCGACGGCTATCACCACATTCCGTTTGTCGGCGACAACCTGATGGTAGGCCAGAAGACCTTCACCACAAAGGCGAAGGGTGTGACCGTGACCGCCGTGACAGAAGAGGAGCAGGACGGCAAGGAGGTGTGGAAGCTGACCCTATCAGATACCCTTGGCGCGTTGACCGCGGGCACCGTGCTGGTAGAGGCATCTGCGTCAGACGCGAGCGTTCTGCCGATGGTGACGAACCCCAACTGCTTCGCTCCCTGCGATGTTGACATGCCGTTCTTCACACAGACAGGCAGTGACAAATATCATGCACCCCGTTACTTTAACGACTTTTGCCTTCTCGGCACCGACGTCGTTATGTGGAAGAGCAGGATGAGTCCGATTCCCCCTGCGTTGGAGGCTATGAACAAGAGCCGCTACCCCGAGTGGTGGTATGCAGAGAACTAAACGAACAGAGACAGAACACAAAAACTAAAAGACATGGCAAAGTTTGATTTTAAAAATTCGCGTAAGGCCCGCTTTTTCAGCGACCCCGAGAACACCAGATATTTGCAGAAGTTCATAGACGAGAAGGACATCTTCCATGTGAACTACGGCTGGTATCTGACCCAGGGCCGCATAGCCCCCGACCTTACCCCCACCAACCACAAGGGCGTTGCTACGTTCACCGTAGAAGCGAGCGCTCTCCGTGCTTCGACCCTTGCCAACCTGCGTGCGCCCCTTGCCGGGTCGTTCCAGAAGGACAAGGGCGAGCTGAAGGTATATTCAGCAACCATTCCCGACTTTATCACCGACGGTTTCAAGGAGACCGCCGAGGAGCGCAACTACCGCGAGAAGCAGTTTGAGGAGTTTGGCAACGACCGCGACCTCGTGATGCAGTGGCGTGACGATGTTCAGGACCTTATGAACTCGGTTGACATGACCATGAACTACATGACCGCCAAGCTTGCATCGACAGGAGAGCTTGACTACACAGGCATAGGCCGTGGTATTCAGGCACCCCTTCACAAGGTTCCATTGTCGGCAGACAATTTCCGCAAGTGTGGCAAGGTAGAGTGGGCAGCCGCCGAGTGTAACATTCTTGAGCAGATGCGCAAGATCGAGAGTGACTGGCGCAAGGAGTTTGGCCAGAACCGTCTGGCCCTTGTATGGCAGATGACCTATAACACGTTCTACAACGTATTCCTTGCGAACAAGCAGATCAGCGAGCTGTACAAGAACTGGTGCAAGGCCCACTATGTGGCCTATGTTGAGGACTACGGTGTGAACACCGAGATGTTCCTGAAGGCCTTTGCCGACATACAGGGCATCTCCCAGATAGAGATTGTAGACGAGGAAGAGCAGAACATCAAGTTTGACGGCAGCGTTGTGAAGGTCAAGGGCTGGGCAGACAACATCGTTGTGCTGCGTCCCGCAGGCTATGCGTTCGAGTATGAGCGCAAGCAGGTTGCCGACGAGCCGATGTTCAAGAAATATGGCAACAGCATCGTTCAGAAGGTGTTTGCCCGCACGAACAACGGCATCGGTCTGTTGTGCAACTCTACCATCGCCAACGGCGATTATCAGGAGTGGCACACCGACCTGATGTTTGCCGCTGTTCCCGCGATGCTTGATTTCCCCTACCGTTGGATCATCGACATCACGAAGAAGGGCTAACAGACCATTTACAGGGAGAGGGCCAAGACACCCTCTCCCCCACTATTGACACAGAAAAAAAGACAAGCACATGACACAGACACCGTTTCCCTATCTGACCGTATCATCGGCCTTGATAAACAAGGTAAAGTTTGAGGTTCCCGATGAGACCCTTCATGCCATCCTTGTGGACCGCGGCCTTGACGGCGAGATGGAGTATGGCGAAGCCCCTCGCCGTGAGGTGCGTTTAGCCTATGCCGACCTGCTGAAATGGTTCATCTTAGGTCCGAGCAAGGTAAACAACACCACCGACTCGGACAACGGTTGGAGCCACGGCGGCGGCGGTTATGAGCTTACGCCGTCGGACCTGTCGCGCCTGAAGGCCGAAGCCAACGCGATATATGAAGAGCTGGAGCCGACCTCGAAGTTGAAGCGCCGCTGCACGTTCAAGATAACGTCGCACGGTGTGAAGCGTTCCAACGTCAGCCCGTATGGCATGCGTCTTCCCCACATCAACAAATAGACCGTAAGGACATGCGTAAAGAGAGAATAGACAACCCCCGTTACCCCCACCGCGTGACGATAACGCGCTTAAGCGTAGGCCGTGCGAGCGACGACGACCCGTTCGGCGACGAGACAGCCCCTGTTGGCGACAGCACGACCGTTCTTTATGAGGGCGTCGGGCGCAGCTACACCGACACGACGACCGAAGGCGACGAGAACGTTGACGAGAACAAGCGCAAGGCGTCCATTCCCGTCCGTTATGACGGTTGGTGCGAGGGCTGCTTTCCTCTTGACGGCGACATGATAGAGGTCCGTATCGGTGCCCATGTGGAGACAGGCATCATAACAGACTGTGAGGGTGACAACAACAGGACGGTGGTATATTGGAAACTTAGAAGAGTGTGAGGTATGGCAAGTTTGGAAGAACAATTCATGAACGTCAAGAAAAAGGTCCGTCAGATGGCAGTGGTGAAGATGCAGCAGAAGATGGACCGCGCAGCCGAGAAAGCCATTTCCATGGCCGACAAGCTGCGCGACTACAGCGATGTGACCGGCAACCTGTTCCGTTCCACCGCCATAGGCACCTACTATAACGGTTCTTTGCAGTCGATACACTACACCATCGGTCCCGAGCCGACCCGTATGACTCTCGCCAAGGGCGAGCGCTATAACCTTGACCGCTACTATCGCAGCACCTTTTCCTTTAAAGATTCAGGCCGCAAGCCCTATAAGGGCCAGTATGGCGAAGGCGGTCAAAACGGTCCATCGGCAGCCGAAGACCTGTTATGGTACAACGAGCACAGCAGAGGCCGCGGCCACCTGACCTGGCAGATGCTGCTTGTTGCAGGCGTAGACTACGCGAAGTTTGTCGAAGTGAAGCGCGGTCACGATGTCATCACCTCTCTAAGAGACTATATGGTAAGATATTTCCGTAAGATGTAACTCTATGATAAGCATAAAGACCCTATACAACGACGTTGGCACAGCCGTGAAAGGCATTTGCGACAAGGTTTATGCGCGTAGCCGTCCCAAGTCGGTTGACGACCGTCCGAACAGCTACATAGTGGTCAGTTTCCCGTCTATGATTTTCAACAACGAGATGAACAGCGACGGCAGCTTCAACGACTACAGCACGACGGCCCAGATAGAGATATATGTGCGCGACAAGGTGACGCCGAAGAACCCATCGTCCTTAGACGTGTCTACAGTGGACACAAAAGTGAGTAAGGTTCTTGGTCAGTTTCCTATCATTACCGACCATTTAGTTCTGACGAAGCCGCGTGTGACGATGCAGGCCGATGACGGCGACGGATTTTCCGTGACGATAGTGCAAGGAATGTTACGAACGAGATAGACACAAAAACAAATTAGGTTTAACGATTAAAAAAATAGAAAAGTTATGGCAATGAAGAAGATTGAAGAGTTGAAGGACATCTTTGTAGGCCCTAAGACCCTGCTTTACGCAAAAGCTATCGCCGATCTGAGCAAGACGACGCTTGACATTACCCCTGACCTTGAGCTGCCCGTAGAGGTAGACTCGTTGAAGGCGACGATGGAAGACCCTACCGTAAACCACTATAAGGTGATGGGTTTGGCGGGCGACTGGGCCACCACGTCAGAGCTTGGCGACTTTAGCGTTGAGTTTGTCGTACCCTCAAAGGCGAAAGACCTCCTTGCCTCGATGTTCGGCAGTGACGCCGTTAGCGACCTCATCAAGCTGACCTTGAAGACAGGCGACACCGACCTTGACGCCACCACAGGCTTTACAGGCACCGCCCTTGAGTTTAAGAAGTTTAAGATTCAGGGCACCATCATCATTGTTGACGAGACCAAGGCCAACCTCATGGTCATCACCAACATCGCCCTGTATGCCACCATGCAGTGGGACGAGACAGGCACGAAGCCCGTAGCGTTCAAGTTCTCTGGCTCTATCGAGGGTGCAGGCAAGAAGAGTATTGCATGGCTTAGCAAGGCCGCAGCCTAAGGAGCAGGTTGATTGTATAAAAGATAACAGAGAAGGCGAGGAGCAGAGAGCTGAGAAGACGGCTGCTGCCCCCCCGCCTTTTTGATTTACGAACCAGAAAAACCGTAAGATATGTCAGACGAGAAGAAAGTGGATCAGCCCGCTGTAGAGTTTCAGCAGCTCTTGGACAGCGTGTTGGAAGCCACCCCCGAAGAGGTGCTTTTTATGGGCAAGAAGCGCACGATCGGTTGGTTGCACAAGGGAACGCTAAGGAAATTTAGCCATGTTGTACAGAGCGAGCAGGACGAATGGAAGCAGAGCGTGAAGCTGTGCGCCATCATACTGCTGAACAGCTGTTTCAAGCTGCGTCTGTGCTACTGGTTCTACTGGCGTTGGCTGTACTATGTTCGCGACCCGGACGCCGTGGAGCTGTTGCGCGTTGTTGAAGCTGGTAAAAAAAAAATTCCATCGTTAGCCTGCTCACTGCTTACCATATTAGCGACCGGGATGGGGGACGTGATGATGACGATGACAGCGAAGGAAGCGAGAGCTACCCGAGCCGCACAAGCTGGGGCGCCGCCTACTCGTTAGGCGAGAAATATCCCTTTCTCTTTGCTTCGCGCTATGGTGTGAGAGCCTATGACTACTGGTGGGGCTACACGTCGGCCCAGATAGACCTTATGGTGTCAGACCAGCCGTTGATAGTGTATAAGAAAGAGAAGAAGCGCAACGCCGACGGCAGCGTGAAGCACACGAAGAAAGAGATGGATGACCTTTATGACCGTTGGGCAGCCCGCAAGGCAGCAGAGGGCAGCATGGCAGGCAAGAAGATAAACCTCAGCGAGTGGTTGCGCAACTGACAAGCAGAAACTAAACAAAAACGAAACGAAACATGGCAGACGGAAATGTAGGCGATCTCATGATGAGTTTAGGTCTGAAAGAGACCATCACAAAAGATCTTGACAAGATACAGAAGAAATTTAGCGGAACAGACGAAGTTGCGAAAAAGGTACAGGCAGCCATTGAAGGCATTCGTCAGGCGTTGAAGGACAGCGGCAGCGCGTCGGGTTTGACCACAGCACTGAAGAACCTCCAGACGGTACTTGAGAGCAGCGGTCAGAGCGCGAAGGCCGTCAGCTCGTCGTTGAAAGCCATTCGCGGTGCGGAAGCCCTTGAAAAGGTAGGGAGAGCCGCGAGCGAAGCCAACGGCGAGGTGAACAAGATGCTGAACACCCTTCTTGGCGGCAAGGCAGCAGGCATGAGCCTTGAAGAGATGGCAAAGAAAGCCGCGCGTTACTCGGCCGAGCTTGCGAGCGTTGAGACCATGATGCGCAAGAAGGTGCGCGAGGCGACGTCTGGTGGCGAGCAGCTTAAAGGCGACCCCACCCGTTCGACGCGCGAGGCCATAAGGAACGCGCAGACCTATCTTGACCTTGTTCAGCGCATCTACCTGAAGCAGAAAGAGATCAGCGAGACAGGCAGCAAGCAGCCGAACATAGACACGAGCAAGCTGAAACAAGCCAAAGCGTTGCTTGACGAGTTTGGCCTCACGCTTTCCAAGATTGTGAGAGAAGGTAAGGGTGTTGACGGCTCGTTAGTCATGGGCAACCTGCCGAAGGCGTTGCAGAGCACGATGCGCGAGGTGAAGGACATACTCAGCTCCTTCTCCAAGGAGAACCCCTTGTCGGTGTTTGCCAACAACGCCGACAGGGCATGGACCGCCATCTCCAACTTAGAGACCAAGGTGCGCGACCTCAAGAGCCTGATGGATGAAGGCATGCTCAAAGGTTTCAAGACCGACATGCTACCCGAGAACATACTTGCCCTTGAGAGCCGTTTGAAGGAGCTGTACAGCCTGATGGGCGATAACAGTCGTAAGCTCACCGACAAGGGATACATGACCAACCTCTTTTCAGAGATCGGCAAAGAGCAGACGTTGGCCAGAAACGCCCAGCGCGACTACGGAAGAGAGAAAGGCATAACCCTCGCGGCGACACGTTCGGTAGAGAAAGAGATGGCGTCGGAGCTTAGCGCCACTCAAAAAGCGCGTGAGCAAGACCTCCGCGACATGGCAGCATACGCCAAGCGTTACATGGAGCTACAGGAAGCCAAGCGCCGCTCCGACGAGAAGGCGGCCAAGGACAGCGAGCGCCGTTCCGAAGCCGAGCGTCGGCGTATCGCGTCAGACACGACAAGGATGTCGCGCCTCTATGCCTCCTTAGAGCTTGGCATCGGGCGCGGCGAGCGTGAGGGCATGCGCGGCTTAGGCTTAGGCATTGATGTGAGCGCCTTAGACAAAGCCCTTCGCGAAGCCACAGAGCTGAAAGCCCAGATAGAGGGCGCCAACGTGGCGTTGATGGGCAAGGGCGGCAGAGCCAGCTACGAATGGTATGCAGCGCAAGCCGACAGGCTGAAGGCGAGTCTGACGACGGCCACCGAAGCCCAACGCGAGCTGAACGCCGCCCGAGACAAAGCCAACAAGCGAGCCGAGAGCGACAAGAAAAGCAAAGAAGCCAAGGACGCGCGAGAAGCCGTTGCCGCCGAGCGTCAGCGTCAGCGAGAGATAGAGAAGACGGAGGCCCGCATGGAGTCGTTGTCGCGTGTCATGGACAAGATGAAGGAAGCCCGTCTTGGCTCCGTCGGGCGTGGTGCGGACACCCGCGAGATAGACCGCGAGATAGCACGCGCCGAGCGGCTGCTGACCATACTGAGAGATATGAACGCGAGCCTGTACACATCGGACTGGCGCAACAACCTTGGCAGGGTCGGCAATTTAGGCAACGGTCGAGACGTAAGGACATTTGCCGATACGGCCAGAGCACAGCGAGAGGTCAACGCCCAGATAGACCGCAACAACGAGAAGAAAGAAAAGAGCATAGCCTTGGAGCGGAAGCACCAAGCCGAGATAGCCCAGACCGCCGCCAAGGTGCGCAACGACCTCGCCAAAGCGTTTGAGCAAGCTAAGAGGCAGGCGAGCGGCATGAGCAGCGTTGTTCAAGACCTGAAGAGCCTGTTTATGCAGGGCGGCATTGTGTACGGAGCTCAGCAGTTTGTGATGAGCGTGATCCAGACAGGCGGTGAGCTTGAGAAGCAGCACATCGCCTTGCAGAGCATCTTGGGTGACATGCAGAACGCGAACCAGATGTTCAACCAGGTGAAAGGCCTTGCGTTGAACTCGCCCTTCACGTTCAGTGAGCTGAACAGAGACGTTAAGCAGCTGGCCGCGTACGATGTGGAATATGAGAACCTGTATGACACGACGAAACGTCTGACCGACATGGCTTCAGGTCTTGGTGTGAGCTTTGAGCGCATAGCCTTGGCGTTTGGTCAGGTACAGGCCCGCGGTTGGCTTGACGGCAAGGAGCTTCGCCAGATAGCCTATGCAGGCATACCGTTGCTTGACAAGCTGAGCGACTACTACTCGAAGCGCGAAGGCAGGAAGGTGACGACGAGCGAGGTGAAGACCCGTATCAGCGGCCGTGGCGTAGACTTTGAAGACGTGAAGAACATCTTTTGGGAGATGACCGATGTCGGCGGTCAGTTCTACAACATGCAGCAGGTGTTGAGCGAGACCCTGTTAGGCCGTTACAACAAGCTTAAAGACGCATGGGAGATCATGCTTAGCGAGTTTGCGAGCGGCAACAGCCTTATGGGCAAGGGTCTGAAACGCATCATAGACCTTGTTACATGGCTTGTGCAGTCGTTGCACAGCCTGGCCCCCGTCGTAGCCGCCGCCTTTGCCGGTCCCCTTCTCGGTCGCCTTGGCCGCAGCCTGAGCGGCGGTTTGGAGAAGAGCCTGCTGAGCGCGAAGAACAGCATGGCAACAGAGTATCAGCGCAAGGCGTTGGAAGGCAAGAAGCTGAACGGCGTTGAGCGCGAGATTCTGAAGACCCGCAACATGATCACTGCCGAGGACGTGAAGACCCTTGCCAAGGCGCGGGCTATCACTCAGGTAGAGCTTCAGCGACTGTATGTGAGCGGGCGCATCACGAAAGAGATGTATGCGCAGAACATGGCCCTTCTGAAGCAGCAGGGTCAGACGACAAGCCTGAGCTTCAAGGAGCGTATGCGCCAAGGCATGAGCGGCTGGTTCAACGGCGGCGGTGCCAAACGGGGTGCGTTGGGCGGTCTTGTGGCCAACGGTCTGAAGACAGGCCTCAGCTCGATATTAGGTTTCTTCGGCGGCTTGCTCGGCATAGCCATATCGGCAGGTGCCGCCATCTTCGTCTACTATCAGCAGAAGAACGCGGAGCTTAAGCAAGCGATGGACCAGACCGCTGCCGAGCTTCAAGACCGCGCCAAGCAGATGGGCGAGTTTCTTCGCGACAACGACGTGTCGAAGACCATAGCCGAGGGTGACGACAAGGCCATAGACAACATGATCGACTCGTACAAAGAGAAGCTGAAAGAGATTTCGCCCCAGAGCGCGTCGGCCTTTGCCATGCACGCCGAGGAGATAGCGAGCCACAAGGAGCGTCTGCGGTATCTTGAGATACAGCTGAAACTGTTGATGAAAGCCAACGCTCTGGCCAAAGAGATGGCAGGAGACAGCGACGGCTACGAGAAGCTGAGCGAGAACACCGAAAAAGCCGTGGAAGCCGCCAAGAAGTTAGCCGAGAAGTCGGCCAACCTCCGCAAGCCCAACCCTACAGGCAACGAGCAAGGCGAATATGACGATGCGAAAGCAGACTTTGACAAATATATAGAAAATCTTGCAGCGTATTACAAGCGCGAGATACCCGATATTCTCACAAGCGACGTTGCCCGCGAAGCCTTCAATGCCAATTTGGCGAGCATGCTGTCGCAGGCTAAGGGTATCACGGAAGAAGCCGCCATGCAGATAAGGTCAGGAGTCAGTCAGAGCTTAGGCCTTGAGGACAATGACCTGGAGCGTGAGTTTGCGAAGAAATACATGAGCATGATAGACAACGCATTTCCCGAGATTGCCAACCGCATCCGCGCCCACAAGGAGCTTGACGAGGAGAGCAGGAAGAAGGTGGAGAAGCTGATGCAGGGAGCCGTTAGCCAGCTGAGCGTGGAATATCCCCACTGGGAGTCGGCGTTGCAGCGGATGCTCCGCGAGTCGAACTTTGAGGCTCGTATTCACCTTGTGTTCTCTACTGGTGTTGTTAACGAGATGGACGCTTTCAAGAAGCGCGTTTACGACAACTTTACAGCCCCCGAGGCAGGGCTGTTCAGTCAGTTGGATCCACTATTGAAAGGCGTGAGCGACATGTACACGGCGCAGCAGAACGTGGAAGCCGAGCTTAAAAAGCGCGAGAACCTTTGGAAGCGAGAAGAACAGCTTAAAGGCAAACGTCAAGGCAACGAAGTGGAGCGCAAGAGGTTGAAAAAATTGTTTGACGACCTGCGAGATGCTGCATGGAAGGGCTTGGGCTATAAATATGTGTCGGAGGACAAGAAGACCAACAAGACGCGGAAGGGCGAGAAGAGAGACTTGGGGCTTGAAAACCTGAAACGCCAGCTCAAAGACTTTAAGGCCGCCCGCCAAGCCTATCAGAAGCTGCGCAAGGAGGTAGGCATGAGTAAGGGCAAGGCCAAGAACGAGGTTTACAGTCTGTACAAAGACCTTGACTGGAAGAAGATAGACCTTGACGACTACACAGGCAGCCTGTCGCGCCTGAAGAAAGGCTTCAATTTTGACGCGAGCAACGACCGCAAGGCCTTCCGTACCGAGCTTGCGAAAGAAGACTTTGAATGGAAGTTGTCGGAGGTGCTGAAGCCCGAGTTTGCGCGTGTGTCAGCGAACTTTAAGGAAGCGTTGGAGAAAGGCGCCAGACAAGCCGATTTGTGGCAGGAGCTATATGAGAAGACCGGCGACAAGGGTTTTGCCGACTTGGCGTTGAAGGACGGTGCCCTGTGGAGCGACTACACACGCGGCCTGTCAGAGGACTTTAAGAAGAGATACGGTCAGCCCGTGGACCTGAGCATGACCGATGCCGACGCGCAGAAGCACTTTGAGGGCGTTATGGGCGCATACGAGATGTGGCAGAAGATTGTGGCCCTTGTCAAGGGCGACTACACAAAGTTTCTGACCGATGCCGCCACCATCATAGAGAAGACCTCGACGACCGAGGAGAAGATCGCCGCCATAGACTCGCGTTACGAGAAGCCCATAAAGGACGCCACCGCGAGCGGCAACACCAGTGTTGCCACCCGCTATCGCCAGACGCGGGATGCCGAGAAAGAGAAGGTGCGTTTTGATGCCTACAAGAACTCGGAGGCCTATCTGAGCTTCTACGGCGCGATAGAAGAGCTCGGCAAGGACAAGGCCGGGGTGATAGCGAACGAGATCCGCGACAAGCTGAACAAAGCGTTGGCCGACGGCTCGTTAGATGCGCGAGAATATACGAAAGAGATCAAGACGTTACAGGAGCAGCTTGACAAGCTCTCGCAAGGCAAGAAGACCTTTTTCCTTAACGGTGCATTGGGTGTTGCCGATCGGAAGATAGCCGAGGGCGACAGCAAGTTCAACCTCGGCAGCTACAAGAGGGCCGAAGGCGAGAAGAAGCAGCGCGAGGGCGAGATAGCCAACGACCAGAAGAAGATTGAGGAAGGCAAGAATCTTCAGGAAGCGGGCAAGGCGCTACAGGAAGCAGGCAAGGAGCTGCGAGATGGAGGCAAGAAGATAAAAGAAGGCTGGGAGAAAGCCGTAAAGGTTGCGGACAAGGTTGACAACGTGATACAGGGCATTGTCGGAGCCTTCAACGATGTGAAGGACACGTTCGGCGCCTTAGGTTTCGACACAGAGAGCGACAGCTGGCAAGACGCGAGCGCCGTGATGAACTCGCTGTCGGGCATGTCGAGCGGCGTGAAGAGCATCATCAACGGCGTCGCCACAAGAGACATTGGCGGCGTGATACAGGGCGGCGTAAGCCTGATCACCAGTACGATAAAAGCCTTCGCCGCCGCGCACGATGCGAAGCAAGACCGTCAGACCAAGCTTGCCGAGCGCAACATCACAGAGCTTGAGCGGATGCGCGAGTATGTGAACAAGCTGCTTGACGCCACGTTAGGCGGCGTGTACGAATGGAAGATGGACGCCTCGACCTCGAAGACCCTGAACAGCGTGGTAAAGAGTTACCGCGAGGGACTGATAGGCAACAACTTTATAGGCAAGGTGTTGAAGAGCAGCACAGGCAAGGGTTCTTTGAGCCAATACAGCAAAGAGACGTATGAGGCAGCCCGTTCAAGCCTTAACGACCCCACGAACGCCTACAAAGCCAAGCGAGCATCGTTGCTTGCCCAGCGCGACGAGCTACAGCGCCAGCGCGACGCGGAGAGCAATAAGAAGAAGAAAGACAAGGACAAGCTTGCCGACTATGACAACGAGCTTCGCGAGATGTCGTTGACCATCAAGCAGTTTTCGACCGACTTTCTGAAGAGCGTCTACTCCGTTGACATAAAGAGCTGGGCGAGCCAGTTGACCGACAGCGTAGTCAGCGCCTGGGAGAAAGGCGAGGACGCCATCGACGCGTACAAGAAGAAAGCCAAGGATCTTGTCAAGGACCTGACGAAGAACATACTGAGCCAGAAGATCATGGAGACCGCCCTGTCGAAGCCCCTTGACTACCTGACAGGTCTGATAGAGCAGAAAGGCAAGCTTGACGAGAGCGACATGCCGAAGCTCATAGACCTGCTTGTGTCGGCAGGCGAGAACGCGAGCTACAACATAACCGCCATACTTGACGCCTTGAAAGCCAAGGGCTACGATTTCAGCGAGAGCGGCAGCGGCAGCGTGAGCAGCTCGATAAGCACTTTGACCGAAGGCACAGGCGACCTGCTGGCGAGCTACCTTAACGCCATAAGGCTCGATGTGAGCGTGACCCGCGGCAACGTTCAGCTTATCAGCGACCTGTTGCGCGAGCAGATGCCCGAGATGGGCCAGATACAGAAAGCCCAGCTGGGCCAGCTGACCCAGCTTGTGGTGCTTGCCGAGAGCAGGAACGCGAAACTTGACAAGATGATAGACTGGATGGGAGCCGTGACGACAGGCGGCAGAAAGAAAGTGTATGTGAACTAAGCGACGAAAAGGTGAATAAATATGCACTAAGTGACGCCAAAAAAACAACTTGGTACGATTTGAGAGAAATATGTATCATATAAAGATGGTATCTGCTTTATCTTTTTGGCTATTTTCCTTTCTCTCATCGGTCATGTAGCCCGCTACACTCCCTCTTCGAGAGAGAAAAATAGCTCAAAAATATAAAGCTCAAATCATACCAATTTATTTTTTTAGCGTCACTAAACTTGTATATTTATTCACTTTTTTGTATATTTGAGGAATATTTATACAAAGACAGATGGACAACAAGATATTGGTAAAAAAAGAGACGGCAGGTTCACAGGTATATGACATAGCGTCGAGGTTTGACGTGTGGTGTCAGGAGCTGCCGTTTGCGGTAGGCTACGAGGTCAAAGAGCCCGTTGTGCGCGACTGGCGCGACGAGGACGGCGAAGACAGCTACACCGAAGACGGTCTGTTTGTGGAAGCCTACGACATGGTTGTGAAATGGGTGGCCAAGGGTCCGTCGGGCAGTGTGAAAGCCAAGATAAACAGATTCTTGTCCTACCTGTCAGGCCGCGACGGCAGCGGCGTGAAGCTGAGCCTGTACAGCGCATGGACAGGCGTAGGGCGCCAGCACATGCGCCTAAAGAAAGTTAGCGACACAGCCCAGCTTGACCGTTGCGGCGACTTTGAGGTTGTGACGATAGAGACTACCTTCCGCGTAGAAGACCCCGTTACAGACATAACACTGACAGAAGAATGAAGATACAGATATATCACAAGGACGGCAGCGTGCTGACCGACCGCAGCGGCGACGAGATAGAGGTACACTCGTTAGAGTATAACGGCGAGTGGATGGGTCAGTGTGGCGTCACCATAAACTTTGCGACCCCCACCGCCATAGACTTTTCCATCGGCGACTGGCTCCTTTACCGAGGCGAGCGCTTTGAGCTGAACTATGACCCCGGCAAGGTGAAGCAAGGGCGGAGCGGTGCGTTAGGCGACTCATTCAAGTATGACAGCGTCGTGTTCAACTCGATGAGCGACGAGCTTGCGCGTTGCGACTTTTTAGACGTTGTATTGACCAAAGACAACAACCTTCACTACACAGCCCTGCCGACATTCAGCTTCTACATAGAGAGCTTAGACGACCTGCTTGACCGCCTTCAAGCCAACCTGAACGAGCAGATAGGCAGCGGTCTGTGGAAGCTCTACTCGCGAAACTGGCAGAGGAGCAAGCTGCGCGGCTGCAACGCGAGGCGCTGGGAAGAGATATACGGCGGCAAGACCACGGCGGCAGGAGGTACAGGCATAGAAGACACCGTCATAGACTCGACGTCGGTGAGCATAAGCAACCAGAGCCTATGGGACGGTCTCTCGTTGGTGAACAGCCAGTTTGATGTGAACTTTATCGTCAGAGGGCGCGAGGTGTTCATCGGCACGGCAGGCCTGCCGACCGCCAACATCTTCAAGTATGGCAAAGGCAAAGGTCTGTACGAGATAGAGCAATCGTCGGACTCGGACCAGAAGATCGTGACCCGTCTCCGTGCCTACGGATCGAGCAAGAACCTTCCAACGCGCTACTATGCGACACTGAACATCGAGGTGTGGGCGAATGCGAGAAACGTGTGGAACATAACCCAAGGCTCTGACGCGCACGTTACAGGCGTTGACATCGTTACCGACCTGAACAGTGCGAGTCTGTCGGCCTATTTCCGTCTACTTGTTACAGGCAAGCCCGGAGTGTACGCCATAGACATGAGCGTTAACGGCGAGACCGTTACCGGTACGGTGCGGAAGAACGACAGCACCACCGACGGCGACAAATGCCTGATAGAGCTGCGTGAGAGCAGCGAGAACCCAAGCAGCCTGTTACAGAGAGTGAGCGCCGCCGCCAAGGGCGGTTCGCGGCTGTATTTCACCCGTGGCGTGACCGCCGACAACTTTCCCGACGACCACAAGAGTACGGCAACCGCCAACCTGCCCAACAACATGGCCTGTGACAAGCTGATGCTGCCCGGTTTCCCCAACCAGTCGTTGCAGGAGTGGTGGGACAGCCAAGACGCGGCGACCCAAAAAGCACTTAATCCGACAGGAGTCACCTTGCGTTTCTCCACGGACAAAGACAGGCCATGGGTAGAGTCGGGTAACGCCGATGTGATAGGCGTGCGTTCGGGCAGCGTGTTCTTCGACAACGACGACGTGAAGAACAAGATAGAAGAGATATACCCGACGCTTGAAGAGATGACCGTGGGCGGTGTGCGCGTTGACGAGATTGCCACAGGCTCATCAATAGACGACAACGGCGTGTTCAAAGAAGGTCAGACGGTGCCCGGTTTCAGCGTGACGTTGAGCCCGTCGCTCACCATGGACCTGAACGACTTGAAGAGCGACGGTTTCAGTATGGTGATGAAAGACGGCATGTGCGCGGGCCGCAGCTTCTCGATCAGCGGTTGCGAGAAGAAAGACGGGCGTTGGGTTGTGACGATGCAGCGCGACGAGGACGGCGGCATATACTACCCTTACAGAGACTTTCAGATCAACGCGGGCGACCATTTTGTGCTTGTCGGCATAGAGATGCCGAAAGAATATGTAGAGGCCGCGTCGGTGAAGCTACTGTGGGCCGCGATAAGATGGCTGTTAGCCAACGACTACACCCGCTACACCTACCAGCCGAAGGTGGACGAGATCTTCATGGCCAAGCAGCACAGAGCATCGCTTCTTGACACGGCAGGCGCCACGAAGAGCCTTCACGACACATTGAAAGAAGGCGACATTATGCTGTTTGAGGACGAAGACCTCGGCATAGACGGTGCCGTGACAATCAGTCAGCTCACGATAAGAGAAGAAGACGGCAAGATACCGACCTACGACATAACCCTTCGCGAAGACAAGGAGGTGGGTTCGCTGCAAAAGATGCAAGAGCAGATCACCACGCTTATCGGCGGCAACGGCGGTGGCGGCGGCGGTCTGACGATAGCGCAGACGCGCAGCATCGTGGAGAGCGAAGGCGGCAAGCTCTTTCTCTCGAAGACCAAGGACGATACAGCCAAAGGGCTCATAGGTTTCGAGAAAGGTCTGACGGCAGGAACATATAAGAAAGGCGTGAGCGGCGGCAACATGGACAGCGACGGCAACGCGGAGACGAACAAGCTGACGGCGCGAGGCGACGCACGACTACAGGGCGACACGTTCTTCGGTACGGGGAGCGACAAGACGGACACGCCCCATGTTGACGGAGGGAGCGGTGATGCCCTGCTCGGCGACGTGGTGCTGACGGCGTTGCAGAGCAAGAACTTTGATGCGCTGCTGCAACGCGGCTTCGGCTTTACGAAGGGCGTGAACGGCAAGTTTACGCTCAGCGTGACCGACCTCATGGTGTGGGGCAAGGCTATCTTCAATGAATTGGAGATACGGAAGCTGTCGAGCATAGGCGGCAACGTATATCTTAGCGGCGCTTCGAGCAAGATAGTACATGTTAAAGAGGAATACCTTAAAGGGACGTTTGTGGGATGGCGTTGCTACATCCTCGCGGATGACGGCACGACAGCGACGCAGAACGGTTGGCGGCCGTATGACCAGGCGCGTTGTCAGACTTTCAACATCTCGGCGGGCAGCTATGAGGGCGTGGGCAACCGCAGCTACTGGCGACTTGTAACGGGCGTGAGCAGCACGAACGAGACGATTACGGATGCTGACGGCAACGACCTCTACAACGGAAAGAAATTTGCGTGGGTAGTGCTCTCAGCTACCGACTGCGAAGACAGACTGACGAACGATGTGCCAGCGGCTGGCGATGTTATCGTTCTTGACGGTCACAGGCAGTTTGCTGATGACGACCCAAGGGCCATGAATAACGACGCTTCGCGAACGAACATCATGATGCTTCAGACAACGGGTAGTGAGGGCAGCGTGCCTAACATCATTTCGTTGCATGGCATCGTTGACTACAAGCACAGCGCGTCGAACAACAAATACAGCAACACCGTCTTTATCCTCTCTCCCGAGGAGGTGGTGTTCCTTAGCTCAAGATTCAAATGGATAAGCGCAAGCGGTTCGCCAATAACGCTTGTCAACTTCCGCGGGCCGTGGAAGCAGGGCGAGACTTATTACTATTATGACCAAGTGAACCACAACAACGCTATCTGGACTTGCATTGTGGCGGAAGACAGCAGTACGACTGAGGAGCCTACGGACGAGAGCGAGGTGTGGCGAAAGGAGTTGTCGGGTGGTGCTCCCGGTGCAGACGGTCTTGCCTATGTCTTGCAGGTGACGAGCGACAAGGGCACGGTTTTGGTGAACGGCATGGGATCGCTTCTGCTTACAGGCACGCTCTACAGGAACGGTGAGGACGTGACCTCAACCATTGCGGAAGGTAACTGGTCATGGTACAGGGTATCGGCAGACACGGCAGACGATGCTGTGTGGAACCGTCTACATGAGGGTGTGGGCAACACTTGTAGGATCACAGGCGAAGATGTGTCGCGTGTGGCACAGTTCGGCTGTAGGGCTTACGTTCAAGACACGTCGTCTGCGAAGGTCCTCACCATCGACTCGTTGGAGCAATGATATAAAAAAAGATATTTAACGACATAGCAATAAATAAAAAAAAGAGAAAGACATGGCAAAAGTTTTAGCAAATGGTCAAATCACCATCGTTGACTTGAATGACGGCAAGGCCGTACAGTGTTTCACACAGGCATCGCTCGGCGACACCCAGATTTACACCCCCGACACCAACACCTACACGCCCAGCTACTCGGCAAGTGCGCCCAACGTGATAACGGCCAAGGTGTATGTGACGGGCAGCTCTGACGACCAGGCCCCCACGTCGGCATGCACAGGCTGGTCGTGGAAGGAGGACGGCGTGGCGGCCACTCCCGTGAGCGGCAAGAGCTGGCAGCTGAACATATCCGCGAACATAGCCAAGGACAGCCCGAACAAGCAGATTGAGTGGTCTTGCACCTATACAGACCCCCAGACGGGTGCCACTACAAAATGTATGGGCTACAAGACTATCAGCATGGCGAAGAGTGGAGGTGCCTTGCAGATAGTGCAGATAGAGACTCCCGACGGCAACACGTTTGACTCGTCTAACGCGAGCAAGACCCTTAGAGCCGTGGCAAAGTTCTTCAGAGGCAATGTACAGGACACGGTGGTGACGAGCATGAAATGGGCAAAGCTCAACATAAGCGAAGGAACATGGACCGACATCTCGGCAGGCGTGAGCACGGCCAACGGCGTGAGCACACTGAACGTGGTAGCAGACGATGTGCTCAACTTCCAGACCTTCAAGTGTACCGTAACTGACGGCAAGGACACAGCCTATCAGATTGTGACCTTCTTCGATGCCTCAGACCCTTACGTCGTGGAGGTGTTTTCGCTCACGGGCGACAAGATCGTGAACGGAGCACAGAACACGGAGCTGTATGCCCGCGTGTGGCGCGACGGCAACATTGTGGAGGACGGCGCGACGGTGAAGGCCGACACATCGCACACGACAAAGTTCACTTACAAATGGACGAAATATAACGCCAACGGCGTGGCTACAAACTGGAACGGCACAAGCAGTCCTGTACACACGAGCAAGCTGCCCTATGTAACGGTGAGCAGCGCGGACGTATCGGTTAGAGCAACGTTCGCCTGTGAGGTGAGCACTAAGTAAACCTAAAGACGGGAAAGAGATGGTAATAGGCAAAGGATATATCACTATTGCCGTGATTCATGACGGCGTGGACGGTGCTAATGGTTACACCGTCTGCGCTATGCCGTCGGTCATTACGCTCGGCATAAACAAGGTGTCGGACACGGCTTTTGCTGCCGACACGACGAAGAACAACACGGCTACTGTGAAGGTGCTGAAAGGCAACCTTGACATCACGGCGAGGTGCAGGATAACGGTTGCGAGCTCAGAAAACTGTACGGCAACAGGGCCGACGGTGGGCGGCTCGGGTCTGGTTAAGGTGACGCGCATGTCAACCTATACGGCAGATGGCGTGACCTATCCCTTCACGACAGGCTCTGTGACAGTGAAAATCCATATTGGAAGCACGACCCTTAGTCATACCATCGCCGTGAACGTTGACATGAGCGTGGTGTGGGGCGGCGTTGAGAAAACGGTCAGAGGACTGAAAAGCGAGTTTGGTGAGCTGCAACAGGACTTGCAGAGCGAAGCTCCTAACGTGCTGACGAAATACACCTCCAAAATAGAGCAGACGGCAAAGAGCATATCTGCCAAGGTAGCGCAGGAGACGGTGGGACGGTTGAATGTGTTGCCGGGTACGGCGTTTAACCGAGAGACGGACGTGGAACAGCTGAGCAGCGTTTTTCACTGTAAGTTTGAGCCGTTAGGCGGTCTTGACGGTACAGGAGCGGCTGTGGTGAGTCAAAGCGGCGCTACAGCGCCGACATGGTGCGGTGTGTCGTGGAGAGGCGTGGAGCTAAAGCCGTCAACCAGCTACACGGCGAGCGTATGGGCGCGGGCTGACGGTGGACTTGACGACAACATGTATATGAGTTTTGGGCAAAAAGGTGCTTCTGCTCAGTTCAGTTACACATCCCTTGCAAAAGCTAATGAGACCTTTGGGTGGAAGCTGTTCACGACGACTTTCAAAACGGGCAAGACGAAAGCCGACTGTGACAACGTGCAGGTGGAGCTGGGCATAAGAACGAACGGCGTGTGCCGCTTCTGTAAGATGATGCTTGATGAGAGCGACACCTACAACGGCTGGACCCCTGCCTCTTATGCTGATGTGTCGTCGGGTGCGCTGCTGGCCACGGGCATCGACATCAAGCACAAAACGATCGACATGACGGCGGACAAGTTCACGCTCAGGAACAATCATGGCGAGAAGAGTTTTGGTGTGGACGAAGACGGCAACCTTGAAGCGCGGTCACTGAAAAGCGTGTCGAAGGACGGGTTGCTGACGGCTGTCATAAAGGACGGCGCGTTCACGGCGTTGAGCGGACTAAGCGGAGCTACGGCGTTTTTTGGTCTTATAGACGGGTTGCCCTACTTGCAGTTTACCAACGCGGCAGGTGTGGTGTGTTACGCCATTGGTCCGAGCGGTGGTCAGACGACAGGCAATGTGGGCGTACAGATGGTGGCATGTAACGTTGGATATAGCGTCTCGACGATAGATCTTGTATCCAAGAAAAACTACCGGATCAGTTATAGCGGTTCTGTGACGCTTCAGAATTTTGGGTCAGAGAGCGCGAAGATATATCAGAGCAAGCTACAGCTCGTCATTGACGGCTTTACACAGACGCTCACAGCGAGCTTCAAGGACAGCAGCTTCCCCTTGAACGAGGTTGGCCAAGGCAAGGTCATGACGCTCATGCCCGGTAAGCTGATGCAGGCCGAGTTTGAGATAAACGCTATTGGCGAAACCATGCCTACGACAGGCAGCGACGGGTCGGTGATTGCGAAGCCGAGCGGCGCGAGGGGCTGTCAGCTGAAGCTTAACGGAGAGGTCATTGGCAAGGGAGCAATTTCTTAATTTATTATTTATTAGTTATTAGTTATTAGTTATTATTTTTTAGTTATGAGTTTATGAAGAAGATAGTTAGAGGCAACGACTTTACGTTGCGCATCCCCGTCATGAAGATTGTTGACGGCGCGAAGGTGGCGTTCCCTCTGCCCGGGTGTACGGACATAAAGGTGAACATCGTGAACCAATACCGACGCATCGCCCTGAGCTACACCATCGACGTGAGCGAGGACAACGTGCTGCTTGCGCGTGTTGAGGGCGACAAGGTGGCTGTGGGAACCTACGCCTTAGAGGTGAAAGGAAAACTGTTTGGTAACGACTGGCGGTCAAACGAGTACGAGCAGTTTCAGATTGTTGATAACAACGCTGCCGGTGACACGGTGTTTGAGCCGCAGGAGGGTGAGGACAGCGTGGAGATGGACACGGCACTTGTGGTGCTTGCTCCTTCGGTGGAGCTGGGCAACCTGATAAAGGATGCCGAAGAGACAATTGCCGACACCAAGGAGGCTTTGAAGGGCGTGGAGACAAAGATGGGAGACATCGAGCAGCGTGCCGACACAGCCATTGGCGCAGCCACGACAGCCGCCGAGAGAGCCAATACAGCGGCAGAGAAGACAGAGCAGACAAACACTGCCGTGAAGACCGCAGAGCAGGCACGAATGGAAGCAGAAAAGGATAGAAAGAGAGCAGAAATTCTAAGAGTGCAAGCCGAGAAAGAGCGTGTGGCAGCAGAGAAGAAAAGGGCGAGTGATACAAACGAAGCTATCCGAGCAGCAAAGGGTGCAACAGCAGGAGCAGAAAAAGTCAATGCCGAGCTGAACGGCAATGTGCTGACCGTTACCAATCGACAGGGGACGGCGAAGAGCGTGAATCTGACCGATGCGGACGAGCATGTGACGGTAAACGTAACTACAACCTTAGCGTCTGTCAGTGTGGAGGGCATCATCCTTAATGTCTATATCAACAACGGAGCAGACCCGCAACAATATGTGACCGACAGCAACGGACAGGCAATATTCACAGTAACGAAAGGTTCTACCTATAAGGTTGTGTTTCCCTACATAGAAGGATGTGCAATTCTGTCCCCTGTACAGCATGTCGCCGCCGTTGGCAACCGCATTATTGATGCTGTGTATACTGAAGAGACGATAAAGTTTGAGCATGTCACGGTGAGGATGCAGAAAGCCAACGAAGACGATGTTTTGCAACCCTGGGAGGGGGTACCTGTACATGTGACGATAGACGGCAAGAAGACGGACTATATCACGGACGCACAGGGTGTGGCGAGCTTTGACGTGAAGATAGGCACAACCTATACCGTTGCTGTAGACAAGGTAGACGGCATGTATGAACAATATGACAACTACCGCAGAACACGCAAAGCTATGGCTGATTCTTATCGTTTCAATTACGCCTATCACTATTACGAGAGCGGCGTATGGCTCATTGATGACGAGGGCAAGAAATGGACATGGGACGCATGGGAGGCGAGCGGAAAAGACAAGACCCATCTTGTTTTTGTGTGTATAAAGACCCTCGACACACAGCGCTACGGCGGTGACATCTATATCAGCATTGACCTGCTTGCCAACTTCACACAGATTCCAGACAAGCAGTGGGCAAACCAAAACGTCAAGTTCAAAAACATACCACTGAACGGTACGAACAACAGTGATACGCAATATTACAAATTTGCTTATAACGGCCTTGTTGCGACAATAACAATTATCGCCGAGGGCGACGAGCGGGGCATCGAAACACCGTTCTGCGACTACTGTCACTCAAAGACCGTTGACTGCGCTGGTGCTGCATGGCAGGGCTATGGGCCGACACTTGAACAATGGAAGCTGGTATGGGCAAATATAGATTATGTCGTTGATGCCGTTAACCTCAAGTTCCCCGAGCTCGGCGTGAGTATCAATAATTATAAAGGCACTAAGTGGACCGTAACGCAGAGCGTCGCGACGAGCAGTTGGTGGTTCGGCACGCAGCCGAACAACAACATCAAGGACAGCGCGCGTCTGGCGTTTCCCTTCTTCGCTTGCCCCTCTTCCTCTTTATCTCTTTCTCTCTCCAGTGAGGAAGACTCAAGCGAGGGTGTCGAGCGCGCGGCGTGAGCCCCATGTGAGTGGTTGTTATAAAAGATTCATAAACAAAAGGTATATTCAAAGACATGCTCTCAGATGAACTGCAAATATATAAAGACACCTTCAAGCTCAGCAAGATGTTGATGAGCTACAGCAAGAACGTCAGTAGACTTGTGCGCTACGGCGAATATAGTGTGGCGATAAGCAAGGCTTGCACTGCTCTTGACCTTATAAGAAGGATAAACGAGAGTTTTGAGCAAAGGGAGGTGTACTTGCATGATTATATCCTTCTTGTGTCGGAGGTTAAGTCAAGAATCACGCTTTTTGCGGAGGCGGATTTTCTTTCCGTCAAGGCAGCTACAAACCTTGATTATCAGGTAAACAAGATAACAAAAGAAGCGACGGGCTGGCTAAAGGCAGAGAAGGCTCGCAAGGCGAGAACCGTGAAGCCATAAGCAACACGGGAGAGCAGCCACTTGAGTGGCAAGGGGTGTCCGCTTTCAACCGCTTTTACGGAGAAGCAAAGAACAAGACAGTGACACCGAGAACGCAGAACAACGCGACGAACAGTTGGTGGTTCGGCACGCAGCCGAACAACAACAACAAGAACAACGCGCTTCTGGCGATTCCCTTCTTCGCATACACCAAGGTGACTATTGCAAATTCATTGAGAGCATGCACGAATATATCACTATTGACAACGTTTACGGAGGTTATAGGGACTGCAAGCGTTTTAAGGCAGACACGGTTGGCTGTGTGGAATATATGCAGAACGATCTTGCCAACAACTTGCAGCTCTATCGCGACCTGAACAGCATGGCTTACGAGATAGGCCAAAGCAAGGCTTTTTGTGTGACACGCCCGAAGCTACGAGAGGTGTTCTGTGCACAGTTTCGCGACCGTGTAGTACATCATATCCTTGCGATCAAGTTTATGGACATTTTTGAAGCAGAGATGCTTGACTGTGCTTATGCTTGCAGGAAAGGTAAGGGTACTTTGTACGGCATTGAGCATGTAAGGCGACAGATAATTGATGTGAGCAGAGAACACACCGTGGAGACATGGATTCTGAAATGCGACCTCCAAGGCTTCTTTATGAGCATTGACCGACGGATGGCTTACGGGATAGTGGAGGATATTATAAGGCGCAGGTATGACGGCGACGACATTGAATGGTGGCTGTGGCTGTGGCGCAAGGTGATACTTCACGACCCGACAAAGAACTGCATAAAGACAGGCGACATGAGGCTGTGGAACGGGCTACCCGCAAACAAGTCGCTGTTTACATGTGGCGAAGGCAAGGGCTTTCCGATCGGCAATCTGCCGAGTCAGATTATTGCAAACCTCATAATGTCGCGCTTTGACAAGTGGATTATCGAACGTTTGGGTGACGGGTGCGGCTACGGACGATATGTCGACGACTTTGTGGCTGTGAGCAGAAGTAAGGAGCAACTGTTTGACGTGCTGCATGATGCGAGAGAATGGCTTGACCGCAATTTAGGCCTTACGTTGCATCCTCAAAAAGTGTATCTTCAAGAAGCACGAAAAGGAGTGGCGTTTACAGGAGCAGTAATCATGCCTGGAAGGACGTATTGCGGCAAGACCACCGTGGATCATCTCTTTGAAAGAATTGAAGAATGGAACAACGTGGCAGATGTAAGCAGAGGGCAGACGGAAGCCTTTGTCAGAAGCATAAACTCGCTGTTCGGACATTTGAAGCATTACAACAGCTACGCCATAAAATGGATGGCATGGAAGAAGATAAAGCACAAAGAGAGTGTGTATTGCGAAAATATGAACAAATTAAAAATAAGAAGAAACAATGAAAAAAATGAACTTTGTAAAAACGTTTGTACCGAAAGGTCAGTACAAGGAAAAAGAAGAGAGAGAAGGTGTGTGCGTCGTGCATCTTGACGGTGTGCTCAACGAGGAAATGGACGCATACGAGTGTGTCGAATGTTCGATGCCTGTCAGTGAGTATTCGGAGACAGCAGTCGACGAGGCTTATGCTGCATGGAAGACAGCAACGGCAAACAGGAGACTCGCCAGAGCGAAGCGTGAGGTCCTGAAGCAGATCGAGGCTTACGACACCTCGTCTGCCGTGAACGGCTTCGTGTTGAACGGAGCCGAGGTGTGGCTGGACTTTGAGCTTCGCGACCGTGTATACCAGGGTAACGAGCGTTTGCAGCGTATCGGCCGCACGGACACGACGCTGTGGCTTGGCAATAAATGCTATAATTTGAGCATTGAGCAGGCACAGAACATCATAAGTCATATCGAGGCTTACGCTAAGGATTGTTATAACGTTACGGCGGCACACAAGAAGGCTGTGGGCGAGCTGACGAGCGTTGAGGAGGTGCTGACCTACGACTACACTAAGGGCTACCCTGCGAAGCTGACGATGACGGTTTAGGCACGGTTTGATGGTCTGAAAATCGGCTTGACGATTTAAAGGATTATTTCAACAGGTCTAAGGATTGTGTTAACAGACCTAAAATTCGTAACAACATCTTTTAAAATTGTGTTAACTGCTTTAAAAATTGACGGACATGAAGAAAACGACAAAGAGAAACCTTTTAGGTATGTTGGTGTATATGACCATCGCTTTCGCGTTTGGCGGCGGCTTCGGTCTGCTGGCCCTTATCGTGAAGGAGGACAACGACAGATGCCATTACTATGGCGGGACTTGGAACAGGGGCGACCTTGTGCGCGGCTGTCTGGCTGTGGGCGTGGGCATGGGGTTGAGGTATTGGGCCTTCGGTCTGCTGTGAGAGAAAACGGACGGCACGGCCTTGTCGGGGCGGCAATTTGCACCCGACAGGGCTTTGCCGTGTGGAGAAAATTTTGTAAATTTGGGATTATTTAAAGACTAAAAAAAGAGATATATGATGATAGTATTAAGTATTTGGGCCTTCCTGCTGTTAGGAGGTTTCCTGTTGCTCACGGCGCTGCGCTTCGGCGTGCCCGACATGGTGAGCGGGGTGTATTATCAGCTTGAGCACACGACGGATAGCACGGTGCTGGGCGGAACGACGGAGCACAAGAGGGGGTGGATCTTCTCTGTTGTGATGATTGTGTCGGCGTTTCTCATGATGGTGTGCATGCTCGACACGGGACGGGGAGCGTTGCCGATGGCCTTCTTGGGCTGTTGCGGCATGATAACGGTGGGGCTGGCACCCCGCTATCTTAGTAAGGATCAACGCGAGGTACACAGGTTTGGTGCTTTGGTAGCCACGGCAGGCTGCATATTTTGGTGTATTACGGCATGTTACCCTGTTACGCTCGTTATAGCCCTCGCGTATCTTGCAGGAATGGCTTATGCAGGACGGAAGGACGACGGACAGGATGTGAAGGCGTTTTATTGGCTTGAGGTGGCAGGAATGGCTGATGTGTTCCTGACCTATTGGGCGGTGAGATTGTGTGGATGATTGATGTATAACCAATAAACGAAAAGACAGATGATCGGATTTGTACCTGAACAGATGAGGTTAGTGTGGACGCTGCTGTGCTCTACCCTATTAGCTATTGTTGCGCCGACGGGAACGTTTCTGGCTGCTCTGACGCTGGCCTGCATGTTTAACGTGTGGGCAGGGATGAGAGCGGACGGCGTGAGTGTGATTAGATGCAAGAAATTTTCGTGGGACAAGTTTCTGCGGGCGCTGTATGAGTTCGCCGTTATCTTGGCTGTAATAGAGCTGATACGCGGCATAATGTATCTGTGTGGCGATGACGGCGTTAGCTTATATCCTGTGAAGATATTGACATACGCTGCCTGTATTATCTATTTGCAGAACGCGATGAAGAACCTGGTGAAGGCTTACCCGAAGAACAAGATGCTGTGGGTGGTCTACCTTTTCATTAGATGCGAATGGAGAAAGGCTTTGCCTGCAAACGTGGACGCTATGCTGGAGCAATATGAGCTGCATGTGGCGCGGACGAACAGGGACTGCAAGGACTGTAAGAAAGGAAAGGAGGTGAAAGATGTGGAAGGTTAGTGACATTTTAGTAAGGCACATAAAGGCTGCTGAGGGCTACAGAAGCAAGGCTTATCTCTGTCCTGCTGGACGCTACACTTGCGGCTACGGTCACACGAAGGGTGTGACGCGGAAGACGGTCTGTGACGCGAACAAGGCGGAACGGTGGCTAAGGGAGGACCTGCGGCCTGTTGAAAACTTTGTTAACGCTATTCACAATGTTAACACACAGGGGCGTTTTGACGCGCTGGTGGACTTTGGCTATAACGTGGGGCTTGGCAATCTGCGGTCGAGCACGCTGCTGAAGCTCATTCAACGAGGTGCTTCTGACAAGGAGATTTGCAGGGAGTTTGAAAAATGGGTGTATGCAGGAGGAAAGGTGCTGAGCGGACTTGTGGAGCGACGCGAATGGGAAGCACGGCGATGGTGTGAAACGTAAAAAAACATTGACAATGGAAAACTACGAGGAATTGTTCAGAAAGATGGTGGCTGCGCTTGTGGGGTGCGTGCTCTGCTGGCTTATAGGCCACCTGTTTGCGAGCTGTTCGCCGGGCAGACAGGTGACAGGCAGCTCTTCTCACAGGGTGGACACGGTGTATGCCGTTAAGACGGTGAGGGACACGGCACGGGTCAGCGACTCGGTGATCGTGAGGGTGACGGCAAAGGGCGACACGGTGTATAAGACCAAAGAGGTGTGGCGAGAAAGAGAGAGGGTGAGATGGCGCGTTGACACGGTGTATAAGGCAGCTGTGAGGACGGACACGATAAGGGTTCCTGTGGCAGTGGAGCGAAAGGTGCCGTTGTGGAAGCGCGTGGTATATAATATAGATACCGTTTTCAAGATTTTAGGGCCGATGAGTCTAATAGGCTTTATATTATATATATGTGCGTGGGCGCGTGGACGGTTGACGAGAAGAAAAGAATAAAGATAAACGCTCATTTCTTAATTTTTTAAAAGGTTGTTAATTGTTAGGTTTTTGCCTTTCCTGTCCGTGAGGATGGGAAAGGTTTTTGTTTTTGTGTGCGGTAACATGTTACGATATGTAAGTTGACGGAAAAATTTTGAAAACTTAACAACATTTTACTTGATTACATACTGACAAATTGCTATATTGCAAAATATTACATAAAACAACGACTATGACAAAAGAAGAGCAAGAAGAGATAATGGAGCTGCTGAGAGGCAGGGACGTTAGCGAGGTGTTGAGTGCGCTGATGCACACAGGCAACAGATATTCGAGGAGGACGCTGCGGTTTTTCAGATGGTTCTGCAAGTGGGTGCCAGTGATGGTCATGCTCTTTCACATGTACGGCATGTGGGATTTCGGGCACAACCCGCGTGAGATGTTCTTGGTGCATGAAGAGAACGCGACATACTATGCATTTATATATTTTATGGTGTACATCTTGCCAGTGGTGATAGTGTTGGCCTCGCGGTTCTTTTTCCTGTGCTGGCGGTATAGGATTCCGTTCTTCTATCTGTTTGGTATAAACGCGATACATATATGCTACTGGTCCTGGTACACGACGAGCGCTATGGTGATGCCTCACTATTGCCTCACGGTGATGGTGCTGACGCTTTACCTCTACGGGTTTGCCGATGACTTTATAAACAATACGCGGATGGGAAGACGCTTATTTAACTCACGAGGTGCAAGATGAAGAAGCTATTTGGTTACAGGCTGCTCGGTCAGCTGTTGCAGGGCCTTGCAGATGCCTGCTATCGCGCTGACGAGCAGGAGAAGCGCGGCGAGAAGGTCACGGCTTGCGGGATGTCGGACGAAGACATAGAGACGCTGTGTCAGGACATTCTGCCCAACATGATGAACCCGATGATGAGCACGGAGGAGGTGAAGGACAGGTTAGGCGTGAGCGAGGCGACGCTCAACAGGCTCGTTGCCAAAGGCGAGCTGCCCAACGGACAGAAGAAGAGGCGCGGACACACGCGGTACTGGACGAAATGGGACGTGCTGTGGTTTTTGAGAAAGAAGAGAGGCTGATGGAGAAGCGCTCACCTTGGAGACAGGGTGGGCGCGTTTTTTTGTATGGACGTGAGGGTAAATGATATTACCTCCTATCAAGCTAACCGACTGATAATGAAAGGATAACAAAAAGGTTGATAGAGTTGTTAACCGTTTGTGAAGAACTTGCTAACTTTGCCTATGTAACGTTACAGAAAACGAGTTAATAAACCTATTATTAAAAAACAGAAAAAACTTGTATTATGGAGAGTAAAACTTATGTGTTCGGAGAGAACGGCACCAACACTGGCGGCGGTCTTAACAGCGTTTTGGCTATGCTCCCAGCCCTCTTGCAAAAGCAGGGCGTAGATCCGGGCCTGTTAGCCCTTTGCAACGGCAGGGGAAACGGCAACAGTTGGGGTGACAACCTATTCGCTATCCTGCTGCTCTTTATCATCATGGGCAGAGGTAACTTCTTCGGCGGCGGTTATGGCGGCGGCATAATGCCCAACGGACAGGGCGGCGTTGTGCCGATGATCAACAACGATGCCAACACGGCTGTGATCATGCAGGCTGTTCAGCGCAACGGCTATGACGTGCAGAGCTTGGCTACAGCCCTCAACACATCGAGCGACGCTGTGATGGCAGCTATCAACAGTCTTGGCCAACAGGTGTGCAACATAGGCAACCAGATGGGTATGAACACCAATCAGGTCCTTACAGCTCTGATGCAGGGAAACAACGCTATCGCCACCCAGCTGGCAGAGTGTTGCTGCAAGACGAACAACGCCATCACGGCGATGGACGGCAACGTGAAGCTGGCCATGTGTCAGCAGACGGGAGCCTTGCAGAACGCCATCAACAACGTGGCCGTGGGTCAGGAGCGTGCGGCTTCTTCCCTTGCCTATGCTACCAAGGACCAGTCTTGTGAGTTAAAAAATGCCATCAAGGAAAGCACTCTTACCATCGTCAACGGTCAGAAGCAGCAGGAGATGCGCGAGATGCAGAACAAGCTTGACGCTCTGCGCGAGGAGAACAGCACCTACAAATCGTCTGCCATGACGAGTCAGATTGTGGGTCAGGCCATTGCTCCTATCAATGCGGCATTGGCTGGCTTGCAGAAGGAGATTGGCGCGATAAAATGTGCCCAGCCGGATACAGTGACAGTACCGTATCAACCATTTCAGGCTGTTCCTAACTGTGTAGCAGCCCAGATGGGTCTGTACGGTTACAACGCTGTCAACGGTGGCGATTTCTGGTATTAAGCGAGGAGGGCAAGACTATGATTTGGGGCTATCCTTTTTCATGGGTCAACCGTAGAGGATCGGCAGCTATCGGCTCGACGGGTGTGAAGGTGAACACAGACAACGTGGTGTTTACGTTCAAGGACCACGCCTTCGTGAACGCCAGCTACAGAGGCACGATATTTGTGAACCTGATGCAGGCTATCCCGACAGGCACGACAAACACGCTGCCTGTTCTCTTCGAGACCAACGGTGTAACCCAAGCCGTAACCAAGTTTAACGGTGCGGCATTGACGGTTGCAGATGTGCCGGGGACTGGAGTGATTCAGCTCTGGTTTGAGAGAGACACGAACACCCTTCAACTTATGACGGGTATTGTTTAACAAATTAGCACTTATTATTTATGTTCAGCGGATTGAGAGAAAACAGCATATTTTATGTGCTTGACAAGAGTGGAGAGCCTGTGCTGAAGATAGGACAGGTTGAAAGCGTCAGTAACCCACAGCCAAAATTTCCGACTTATCAGCCGGGTCAGATAGGCATGCAGGGGATGGAGACCACGGTTGACATCAAGGTGAAGATGCAAGACGGCGAGGCAGAGTTTAAGCAGTTGCCGTCGAACGCGCAGATTGCGAACTCGGGCACCCTTGTGGTGTCGGAGAGCAGGGAGGCGATGCTGTCGGAGGTCGAGGCGTTGCTGAAGATGTCGCGCGACGTTCTTGCGAGCAAGGACTATCACGAAAAGGTCGTTGCGAGCTGCGAGAAGATACGCGGTGTGTTGAACCCCCAGATAGCTAAGGAGAAGGCGCAGGAAGAGCGCATAGGGAACCTTGAGGCAGACGTCAGCGGCATGAAGGGCACACTTGACAACATCGAGAGTATGCTGCAAAAGGCGTTGAGCAAGAAGACGAGTGCAAGCTCTTAAAAACACAAAGACTATGTATATGATAGAGATCAGAGAAGACAAGCTCGACGAGCTTGTGGAGAACGCCGAGAAGATGCTGCGTTACGGCGGCAAGGTGATGTCATGTCTTGACAGCCTTAGCGGTGAGCGCGGACGGATGGGGCACAGAAGCCCGATGCCCGACTATCGCGATGACTGGCGCACGGAGCGAGAGCGTGACGGCTATGACGATGATCGTGAGGGCCGTTACGGCGAGCGCGACGGCAGAGGCTACGGCGGAGGCAGAGGCCGTTACTAATGTTTAGTTTAGTTTAACCGAAGCTTTGGCGGTGGTGTAAGTTGCGCCGCTGCCAAAGCTCATCAAATGGAAGAAAGATGGGAAAATGCAGGATGCCACTGGACGTGTATGACATGAAGCCCGAGGGGATGATAGCCTATCTCAGATACAACGGCTACCACTTCAACAAGAAGATGTGTGACTGGGCTGTCGGTCAGATGCGCAAGAAGAGTAAGGCTACGGACGGCGAAGAGCCTATAGAGCCTATAAGCAAGGACAAGGTGGAAGAGATGCTGGAAACGGCAGGTCTGAAACTTGACAACCTTGTGGGCTATGACCATGTGTATGTTGCGAACATGTGCAAGGCCGACTTTTGGGGCAGCTCGATCAAGGACGAGGAGAGCATGGCACACTATGTCAAGGACACGGTGGACGATGTGGACCAGAAGGACGGTTTTATCTTTAACAGGTTTTACGCGGACTGTTGCCATGGCGGTCTGCCGATACCGTGGGACGATGTGTTATGACAAGAAGAAAGATCAGGCTTGACCTGTATGGTTGGGAGGTGATGTGCTTCGTGGGCTATGACCGCGACGACGCGGCAGAGATATGTGATGCCTTAGAGGCTATAGGCTGTCGTCGGGAAGCCGTGAGGGAAGCATATCACCACCTCACGCTTGGCAGCGCGGAGAGAGGCTTGACCTACTCGAACGTTGCGGAGCGCAAGAGCGTTGTTGCCGTGGGAGCTTCGGATGCGGCAGATGTGGTGAACACGATAGGACACGAGCTGCTGCACGTTGTGGCACACATCTGCGAGAAGGACGGCATAGACATGCTGGGCGAGGAGCCATGCTACATACTGGGTCAGCTGTGTGAAGATTTGTTTAACAACTTAAAAGAAGAAGACGATGGAGACAACAAAGATTATTGACGCTCTGGCACACTTTAACGAGGTGTGGAGCGAGGTTACAGGAAATATTGACAAGGAAGAGGTGTCGGCAAAGGCCTATGACGCCATTTTTGAGGTTGACGATGCTATCGTGAGCCTTGTGGAAAAGGTGGGAGAATGTGTGAAAGAGATTGCCGTAAACAAGATGTACGGCGGATCGCCTCTTTCGGACACGCGCAACGGCGCGGGAAAAGAATGAAGAAAACGAAATGTGGGCGTAGCGACAGAAGCCTACGCCCACATTTCGTTGTTGGGGCTTTTATGACAGCGGCAAGCCCTTCTTGAGCCTCATGCGGTCTTCTTTGTCGAGGAGATGCCACTTGTCGGGGTTCAGCTTCAGGGCCTGTTCGCTTGCCCTGTTGAAGATGTGCTCGTCGGTGAGTTTCCTTGCGATGATCTCGTAGGCGAGGTTGATGTCTTTGGACTGGTTAAAGTTGATGTGTTCCTTGGGCTGATACATCTTTATGAGGGTGTCTGTTGCCCTCTGCCACCAGAAGAAGACGTCGCGAAAGTCGGCTCCGGCGAAGAGGGGACGGAGGTTGACATGTATCTGCTCATCGAACTTGTCGAAGAGGATGCCGAAGGTCTGCTGTGCCATGCGTATGATGGTCAGGGCTGTCTCCATGTGTGCGAGCAGGGCATGCTCCTGCACGTTGTAGCGGAGGAGCCATGCGTCGAAGGAGAGGCGCAGGGTCTGTATGTGGCTGCGCATCTCGTCGTCTACTTTGTCGGAGAGGTCGAGCCAGAGCTGATACCTGTCGCCGAGGGTCTGCTGAAGGGCTTTGTCGAGCCTATCGTAAGCGAGGAGCGCTTTCTTGGCTGAGCGTTTGACCTCCTGCTTGTAGGCAGGGTGCTGGCGCAGGAAGGCGTGGGCATCGACCATGGCCGACTGTGCCACATTGTAGATGGACGCCATGGTGACGTAGAAGAGCGAGCAGCAGCGGTCGATGTTGCCCAATGTCTTTTGCTTTGCCTCTGCCGTGAGGGCAAAGGCGTTTACTGACGGTGGTGTGTCTGTCATATTTTTCCTGTTTTGAAGCCGAGCTCTTTCGCTGTCGCGAGGAACAGGAGGAAGCTGTGTCGGCTTAGGGTTATTGTACGGTCTTTTATGGTGACGGTGTTTTCTGTCGTCTGAAAATAGAGCGTTAATGCTCCTGTGTCGATGTAGAACGTCTCAACGTTGCTTGTTTGTGCTGCCATATCCTCCTTCTCCCCTCTCTGTTTTGTCGAGCTCGCGGACTGTCTTGAATTCAAGGTTTCTTGCTGTGAAATCGAAATGTATCTGTGCGACGCGATCGCCCACTTGGTAGCGCGGCATTGTCGGCAGGACGTGATAGAAGACGGCAGATATTTCGCCTGTGTAGCCTCTGTCGATTGTTCCGATGCTGTTGCTTAGCACCATGCCTGTCTTCCACACAGACGAGCGTGGACGGATGGTGAAGCCTGTCACGATGGAATCGTCATCTTCTTCTTTTAGCTGTAGGGCTATGCCGAAGCCGTAACGGTAGACACCGGGTGCCAGCTCTGTGCATGACACGGCTGCGAGGTCATAACAAAAATCGTCGCCATGAGACTTTACGGGGATGACCGCTTTTGGGTCAAGAATTTTTACTTTTACTTGCATGTTTGGTTATATTTGTATATTCTGTTTGCATTAAAATAGCGTGAGCTGCGCTTGCTCCAACTTGATGCGTTTGCAAGCCTTTTCGTAATACTCCTTGTTGAGTTCAAAGCCGATGAAGTTGCGCTTCTCGCGGATGGCTGCAATTGCGGTGGTGCCGCTGCCCATACAGTTGTCCAAGATGGTGTCGCCCTCGTTGGAGTAGGTGCGAATGAGGTACTGAATAAGAGCTACGGGATTTTGAGTGGGGTGCATATCAAGATCCTTTTCTTTGTCGAAGAACAATACAGATATAGGATATTTCTCTGTTGTTGTTTCTTTTGAGTAAGTCTCAATATTATAGTTGCCATAACAGACATTGCCCTTTGCTTTTCCGTGTTTGTGTCCTCGTGAGTGAGATGGGAGACCTTGTCTCATCTGCGGATTGTATGTAGGTAGCGCACGATAGAACACAGCAATATCCTCATGGCTCCGCATAGGCATTCGCTTTGCATTGAGAAATCCTGTTGGCCGGTTTTTTTGCCAAATTAGATTATATCGCCATGTGTCAGGTTCTGCCATCATTAGCTGTGCCGTAAACATTCCTTGACCGAAGAGAATAATGGGAGCGTTAGTTTTCGCTATTCGCCAGTATTCCTTGAACAGAGGCTCCATCGGGATAATTTTATCCCATCGTGCCTTTTCATTGCCTTTGTTCAGAACTTCATACGGCAAATCGCACACAATGCAATCCACGCTCCCGTCTGGAATCCGTTTCATTCCTTCGAGGCAGTCTTCATTATATATTTTATTCAGTTCTACCATTGTTATGTTGTTTTGTGTCGTTTAGAGCTCTTCCTTTATGCCGAAGGGCGTGCCGTCGGCGAATGTTGTTTTAGCAAAAGCAAAGTCGTATGTTTTGATCAAGTTTTTGAAACCGCCAAAATTATCAACATCATTAATTACAATGCCCGTGGAATACAATTCCATTATGTATAGAAAATTACGATGTCCACTGATTTTCTTTATCCACCCGAACGGCTGATGCTTCAGCATCTCCTGCCAACACTCGTCAGCATTGGCGAATGGGCGATACTTTGACTCTGGCTTGATGCGATACTCTGTATTGTTCCAAAACTCAATCTCTTTCATTTCCGTCCATTTATTAAAATCTCGCCAGTTTTTGCTTAATGCGCTTGATTTTGTTCTACACTCAATTACCTTTCCTTCAGCATAAGCTTGCATGATAGGATAAAAATCTTTTGCTTCTTCTCTTGTCATATTAATCCTCCAACTCTTTAAGCGCCTTTACCATATTGTCATAGGCAGATTTTAAGTAATCTCTAATACCTAAAGATTCATAGAGTCCAAACTCAGACAATGCTGACTCTAAACATATCTTAGCTTTTTCTTTGCTCATCGATTACCCTCCTTTTTTATGTTCCTTTCTATATGCTTTAGTTGTGCAATACTTATATTGCCATATCGCTGATACATATCTTTGAGATATGCAATATAGCCGCCTAATGTTACTTTATTTGTATTCTTATTCTCTTCTGTGTTTTTATTATCTTCTTCTTTATAAACCTTATTATAAAGTTTATTTATTACCTCGCATAACTCCATAGCCTCTTCTTTGTTAAGATGACAAGGAACATTGCGCCAAATTTCATCTCTTTGCTTTTTCGTTATTCCCATACGCTACTTCTCCTTATCGAATTTATTGCCAACAACTTTGCCGTCGACAGTCCCGTCTTCTCTTACGAAATAACATAAAGGATAAGAATATTCTCTTTTATCGTAACTAATACTGAAAGCTGCAAAAGTACCTTTAGTGTAAACAATTTTACATTTTAAATCTCCTTTGAGAATATCCCCTTCATAAATTTCATTACCCTCTCTGTCTCTTATTCCTGTGAACTGGCAGACGGTATCAGAGACTACCTTGTAGGGGATGTTTCTATTCAACATACTTTCCTTTTGTCTATCCTCGATAATGTATGTGTTACCATTCTCCTTATAGAAGAATCCACAAATCCATTCTCCATTGTCGAGGCGTTTAGCCTTGAACTTGATATTTTCTATTTTCATACACTATAATTTTAAATAAAATAATTATCAAGCTGCCATTTGCTGATATTTATGTAGTTGAATGGGGCATATATCATTATTCCTATAAATGGATTATAATCAACTTCGTAATTACAGCCTTTGATAAACTTAACACCATTTATAGTTGCGTCGCAAATACAAGTAACCTTTTTCATTTTAACTTTCAACTTATTCAACATAATAGTCTTCCTCCCTCTTCCTCACAATCCAATCTTCAAGCCATTTTTTTTGATTTTCTGTAGCTTGATAGCAAGAAGAAATAAATCCATAAAAACGGGTGTACGGCTCTCTCTGCAATCTTCCTCTTGCGGCATCGGCGTATGCCATATAAAACAATTCCCCATTTCTTCCGAGGTGATGAACCTTGACCAAGGTATCATCGGATGAATGAACTATATCTCCAAGTTTTAAACTATGTATGTCCATCATATTATTGTTTTAAGCCCTCTCCACCTGTCACATGGAGAGGGTGGTTAGTTACTCTGTTACAATTTCCCAGTCTTCCGCAAATATATCAGAAACGGAAGGGACCCAAGAGTCAGCGCGACCATCTGGATGGATGATAAGCATCTGATTGGTGTAGTCAATGTGAGGATTCTCACGGCTCATCAAAATATCCTTGGCAGACTGAGGGAGCGACTGCATCTTAGGAATGATGCCACCTGTAATGTGAGAAGGAACCTGCTTGACAACAAACAAGCCTTTCCATCCCTCTCTACGGATAGCAAGTCCAGACTTCAATGCCTCGACAGCCTCACCAAAGAACATGTTACCGAATCTATGATATGCCTCATTAAAAACACTTGCAGGAGACCATGATTTATAGCCGTCCTTGTACTCAACCAAGAATCCGTCTTCCTCAACGGTTGCTGGCTTTAGATCTCTACCAAGCACTTTCTGTGCTTCTGCCATTGTCATAGGCTCTGCCTTGACAACTTTAAGTCCAATATACTTTTTCATATCAATTTATTTTATGCCCGAAAGCTGTTAAACTTCTTCGTAATTTTCGCACTCTTCTGTTTCATCGGGGACGGATAACTCATCCCACATATCACACTTACCCTCATCATTGTAGATACAAGGTCTGTGACAGATTCCTCTAATATCTTCTCTTAACATATCTATACCTCTATCTTTTATACCCGAAGGCGGTTAAACATCCAAATGGTTTTCAGAATCTCCATCACAACGTTCATGTTCGTATACCTCCTGTTTCCAAATCTCGCAATAGAGTAAATCTGTTCCAGTTGGCTTTGCGTGTTTACAATATCTACAGACTTGATGTATTGCATCCATGTCTACACCTCCATGTTATCATTAATTTCTAATGCCCAAAGGACATGTTGAAGCTGATGTACGAACTTAAGATGAGGAAACACTTCTTCTGCGCAGACAACCATTGTAAAATCTTTATCGGCAGGATAATAGTACAAGTCTGGCAAGATGCCGTCTTTGCTAAATATAAACCATTCAGATCCGTCTTCGTCCTTGTCGCAGTCTGTAAACTCCCAACCATTCTCTTTGAGTATCTCAACAGTTAGAGGAATCGGTACAATATCCTTAACCCAAGCGAAACATTCACAGGGGAGAAAACCTTTGTCTTCGATTTTTGCGCCTTCAAGGTTCTCTAAGCAGACGACACCTTTAAGGACTGTTCCCTTGTTAAGCTCCAAGGTCTTTGATGGATCGGATGATACTACTCGGTAAACGACATCTTTTGCAGTGCCTAGAGGTGCACCGTTTGTCATTACCAAATCGCCAGAGATATATTCTAAATTATTCATACACCTTAATTTTTATATCTGCAGTTAGTTACTTTGTTACTTCGACAAATTCGCCACCTCGGAGTCTGTACCAGGTGTCGGGCTTGATTTTGATGCCGTCGACACGCTCCGTCTTTACGCACACGGGAACTCTACATTCTTTTTCATCATCCCACTCCCACTCTGCAAGGGTTATCCATGAACCAACCTTTGCTTTGGCTACAGAATCACGGCCAGCGCACATGATAACAGAATTTTCTCCCGTACTGTCAATCTTAGCAGAGTAGCCCGATGAGCCTATCTTAGCAGAGTCGCCCGAAGAGCCTATCTTAGCATAGTCGCCCGAAGAGCCTATCTTAGCATAGTCGCCCGATGAGCCTATCTTAGCATAGTCGCCCGATGAGCCTATCTTAGCAGAGTCGCCCGAAGAGCCTATCTTAGCAGAGTAGCCCGATGAGCCTATCTTAGCAGAGTAGCCCGATGAGCCTATCTTAGCAGAGTAGCCCGATGAGCCTATCTTAGCATAGTCGCCCGAAGAGCCTATCTTAGCATAGTCGCCCGATGAGCCTATCTTAGCATAGTCGCCCGATGAGCCTATCTTAGCAGAGTAGCCCGATGAGCCTATCTTAGCAGAGTAGCCCGATGAGCCTATCTTAGCAGAGTAGCCCGATGAGCCTATCTTAGCGGAGTCGCCCGATGAGCCTATCTGAGCACCTCTAACTCCGTTATCATTCAATTCTGCGTCATCGGCCTTGACTTTAGAGGGTGCTGTGAGATCTTTTAACCACTCGACACCGATATTGATGATGTCAGCCAGCTTTAGCTCTGCTTTGATTGTAATGTGAGAGGAGCAGATCTTTGTAGAATCTGCTTCTGTGCTAATCTTGCCCGACTGTTCTACCTCTGCGAAGCGCGAGGTTAACATGTCGTAATAATCCCACACCTCCATTGGTGACTCGCAAGCATGGAAGCCACGCTTGCAGCATTGGATGTCGCCATTCATGTCGTATTCTTTTCCGACTTCGTATTGAAAGCCCCGGCATCTCATGTTTTCGTCGAAGGCTTTGTATGACTTGATTGGTTTGTTCATAAACTTTATTGATGTTGTTGTGTCTCATCTCCTTCCTTGGTAACAGCAAGGAGGAGATGAGGATATAGCAGCCCCCGTCCTAAACGTTTGTAAAAGACGGGGTACACAATAATTATTTAGTCATCATAATTTGCGGCACGTTCCCATAAACAGGAAGCTTGCCATCCCATTTTTCAATCCACATCTTTTTAAGGATGGCTGGAGTAAGAGTTGCAGATTTAAGTTCATTGGCCTCTCGTTCGGCACGGGCCTGTACAAGCATCTTCTCAGCTTCAGCTTTTTTGACAGCCACCTCGTTGAGTGCTCGCTGTGCCTCCTGGATAGCCTTGTTCTTCTGGTTGACAGCCTCGACGATGGAGTTGGGATATTTGAGTCCGGAGGTAAGCTGCTCAAGATGAAAATGTTCATTGATGAGAGCCTTGCTTAGCTGTGCCTCGATAGCTCGCTCAACCATGTCGCGGTTGCTGACGATCTGGTCGGTCGTGTACTTGTTGAGCTGTATGCGGAAGGCATCCTTGACATAATTGAAAAGCGTTCCTCCAATAATGTCCTTCAGCTCTTTGCGGTATTTCTTGAACACCTTTGGCGCATTGCCGTCAATCATCTTTAGAGACACCGTAGGGTCGACGGTAAACTCGGAGCCGTCCTTGGCGTTGATGGTGAACGCAGGATAGTCGATCGTCTGCACGAACGTGGGGTACTCATAGACCTCTTCTGTGAAGGGGTTGTACCACACGCGTCCTGTAACGAGGCTGACGTCATCGACACCTTTTTCAGAACCGTAAAGGTTGACGAGGATGCCTTCTGAGCCAGCATCTATGCGCTCGCTGCAAGAGGTTAGACACGATGCTGCGGCAAGCAGCGAAAACAGACACACTGATTTAAAATTTCTCATTTTTGTTTGTTGTTTTTAAAAAAAGATGTTAGACAATTTGTTGCCAAGGACAGGAGCGTCCAGAACAGCAAGACGGCGATGCTGACAAGGTTTATTGTCGTGTCGGCCTTGCTCACGCCTCTCAGAGCGGCGCTCAGGACGATGAGCGTCATGACGCCCCATGCCACGAAAGAGGCGATTTTCCATTTTGATATTTTCATATTTTTATTTTGTTAGACATCTGCATTTGTTATGTTGATTTCTATTTTTACCTTGCATGAACCAAGATTGTTCATGCTTCGGTATATGAGGTCGTGAAGATAATTTCCAAGTTGAATATTCACGCTTCCATCTCTATATTCCATAACTTGTGAAAAACTTCTCCACGCACGATATAACCATTATCAACCATTTCTATGTTTATAATATCTTTCATTTGTCGCCTCCTTTCTCTTCTTCGTGTACATTATTTTTCATATTATCTATTTCGTCTGTTATATTGTCTATTTCGTCTGTTATATACTTGTACACCTTGCGACACCACTCTTCGGGAGGTGTGCCATAGAGAGAGTCGGCCTTTTGCTTTATGTTATTGATTCTACCGAGCATGCAAAAATGCCAGAACAGGTCGGAGGGCGCCTTTTCCCTTGCTAACTCTTGTTTTGTGACTCCACCGAGGAGGTGGATGAGATAAGATTTTATACATTCCATATGTTGATGATTGTTAGTTGCGCATGATGTGGACTTTCACAGCTTTGTTGACAGCGTGAGGCTGGCTGCGGTTGAACTCTTTGATGAACTGCTCTTCAAGCTGTTCCATGAAGAGCGGCTTGCGAGGCTGCGGTAGGGAGAGCGTGGCCTGTACTTTATGTCCGCCACTGAGGGTGATGATGCAGCGGCGCGTGATGAATAATGGTTGCATGACGTTGTTGTTTTAAGGGTTATCGTTATGTCGCCCACACCAAAGCTCTATCTCGATGCGGGCGCCAGCCCAGATGGCCTGTTGTGGCGTAGCATCGGGATGCTCGGCGAGCCATTGGGCGATCAGGGAACTGAGGGACTTTTTCATAAGATTATCTTCTTAGCGACGGTCCGTTGAAGGAGACGATGGATGTTGTTGCCCGCAAGCGGTCTATCGTTCTTTCGCCGTACTTGGCCGACAGCTCGGGGACGGTGAGGTTGGAAGAGAAGATGAGGAGGTTTCCTTCTGCTTCGGCCCGATCGCACAGTTCAAGGAAAGGGATGCGCTTGTTGCCATAGATGTTTAAGACATCTTCTGTGCCGACATCATCTATGTAGACGAGGTGGCGAGACAAGATCTCCTGGGGAATGGCGTTGAGCTGCTGTGCGGAATAGGCATATATGTTCTTGTTGCAAGAGAAGCGTATGAGGTAAGGCAGGGCATACTTGCCTATGAGTGTTTTTCCGCGCCCACAGGAGCCTATGAGACAGAGTCCGCGTCCGCGGTTGCGGGTCATCCAGTTGACGATGGGCCTGTACTCGCGCTCGTTCCAGATGGCTTCTGTTGTCTGGCCCCTTGAGAAGCGGTTGACAAGATAGTTGAGTGCGCTGCGCAGATGCTTCTCGGCATCGGGTATGGAGATGTAGACGGGATGGGGCAGCGGGATCCACTCGTCGTAATCGTCGATGAGTTGTTGAAAATTGAAATCTACCATAGAGACTGTTCATAATCTTTCTTTTGTGTGTCTTGCACGACGACACCCAAAGATGTGTTGTTAGAGTGTTTAAAATCGGTCCTGCTCCATCGGGAGAGTCGGCGGCCGATGTCGAAGGTCGGTTCTTTCTCGTAGCGCATCTTTGAACCATGCTCGTTGTGCTCGGTCCAATATTGACAAAAGTTGTCGAGCATCTTAGAGCTGTACTTGTCCTTGAAAGCGTTGACCTTTGCTACGAAAGCGGCAGCCCGTCGCTCGATGTCGTCGGCAGGCTTAGGCGAAGACGGCTTTTCCTTCTTGGGAGCGGGGACGGGAACGGACGGATGCGACCATATCGTCATCGTATCGCCATCGTATTGGGGACGTTTATAACTTGCTATGTCACAGACCATTAAGCCCGACTTTTTGTATCGCGACCGTATCATGACCGTATTGACAAGATGTTTTGCAGACAGAAGCTGCACAAGCCGCTGCACCCTCGCCTTTGAACATGCGAAGACTTTAGCTATGTCGGCATAGCTAAGAAGGACCACCCCCTCGTTGTCGGCTTGTGACACGAGAAAGAAGAGGAGACACGAAGCCAACGGGCTGCCTATCTCGGCTGGTAAGGAGTCGCGGAAAAACATGGATGACGGGTTTTAGATGAACCGCTTGCTGCGTTCGATGTCGTGCTGCATGTGAAGAACGGCGACATATTCGTCGGCCGGTGCTATGTAGACCCCGTTCTCAGCGGCAAAGGAGAGGAAGCGGTCGATGGCCACGCCCATCTCCTCCTTAGACAGCTCCGTTGTGGAGCGGAGGTAGGAGCGCGAGGTGTTAAGGATATGGTCGAAGCGCGTGCGGACGAAAAGCGTGGGGTTGCAATGGCGCTTGAAATAATCGTCTTTGACCTCTTGCAAGGTAAGCCCCACCTGCAAGGCGAAGAAGGCGAGAGCCGTGTGGAGGTAAGCGTTCTGGGCCAGAGACCTCGGACGCTTCTCCACAAGCTCCACCATCGTCTGCTTGCAGGCAAGGTTCTTTGCCTTGCACAGGAAAGACTCCCTTTCAAGCTCGTTGGCGAGGTTATACATCATAGCAGTGTAGCGTTAAGATGTGTTATAAGATATTGTACCACCTTATCGGTGTCAAAAGGGGAGGTCGTCGGACTTCTGTGACGAGGCCTGCGCGGCAGGCTGCTGCGGCGGGAACGGGTTCTGCGGGTTCATGGGGGTTGCCGCTCCCTGCAAAGCCGTTGTTACGCTTGCTGCGTTCTGCTGCACGGTGCGCGTGATGTTCCACGCCTTGATCTCGTTGTAGAAGCGCCCGTTGTATTCGTGTGCGTCGATGTCGAAATCGACGAGGACGTTAACCTCTCCTACCTTTGGCGCGAGCATCTTTATGCGCTCCTCTCCAAAGATGTTGAGCACCATGCGGCGCGGGTACTGTCCCGGTATCTCCAAGACAAAATCGAGCGAGCACCACTGCTTGCCGCTTGACGAGGTGCCTGAGCGCGGCTCAAACACCTTAACGATGTTTCCTTGTATCTGCATTGTTACTTTATTGTTTGATTTAAGAGATAGCTTGTGAGCGAGCGCTTGTCGGCCCACTCAAGAAACTCCTCAAGAAGGATGCGGTTGTCGCGTTCCATGTCGGCATAGCGATAGAGACAGATGGGCGGCGTGTGAGGCGTGAGGGGCAAGCCGCGCACGTCGTAGCCATGTTTCTCAAGTTTATATCCTTCAAAGCAGAAGAGGTCGAAAGAGAACACGTCGGCGCCGAAGATCTGAAGATAATAGCGCCACTGGCAGGAGTTGACATAGCTGTCGTCCTGCGGTGGCGAGAACTTTGTCTTGATGTCGCGTATCTGAACGCCGTCGATCATGTCGGCACAGCCTGTGACGACGGCAGGGCCAAAGTCGAAGAAACGCCGAACCTCATGGAAGGCGTTGATGTGGCTGTAGCGATAATCGAGCGCAACCTTGATCTGTGAGAGGTCGAGCGTGACCTCATGGCCGTCGACGAGGAACGTGCGCCCCTCGGGCACAGGCTCCTGCTTCTCCTTGCCATAATAGGTGAAAGAGCGTGAGCCTGCCGGTGCGAGCGAGCACGGCTGACAGCCTGTCTGCACGAGGGCATGGAAGGCTGTGCCTATGCGCGTCATCTCGTTTCCCTGGAAAGCCCCCGTGATGCTGTCTATGACAGACTGTTCAGGTATTTCATAGTTGTCGTGTTCAGACTGATAGAAATAGCGACGGAAGGCTTCGATCTGCGTGACGCGGACGAGAGGTTTACTGTTTTGCGTTGTTGGCATTGTCGTTAGCGTTTTCGTCCTTGCCCTTGTTTTTCTTCTTCTTGTCCTCCTTTTGCTCGGGGAGCGTGAACTTGCCGTCAGCATAGGCGAAGCCTCTGCCGGTGAGGGCAGCGCTGATCTCGGCGAAGAACGGGCGTTTCATTATTTCGGGCAGCTCCTTGCAGGCAGAGAGGAGAGCAGCAGCGCTGTCGTTGTCGTCGACCTTTGCGAGGTCGTCGCGGAGCTTTGTTATGAGCTCGTTAGCCTTGCGCTGTGCCTCAGAATGAGACTGTATGGAGGTCTTGACCCGCTTGATGATGTTAGCCATGAAAGCAGGGAACTCGGGTGAAGAGACATCGGGTATGGGCATCGGCTTGATCTGTGCCACGTTCTTTCCGACAAAATTGTCAGTCGGGTCGAAGGTGATGTGGCGTTTGCCGTTGATGATAGAGATGTAGCCCACCTGGTCGGCCTTGCGCAGGAGGAGGTCTTTAGACTGTCCTGTGCAGTCGGGCGAATGGCGTACCACATCGCCCTCAGACGTCTCCTTGTCATGGCAGACAAAGACGAGGTCGGTGCCGTTAGACTGGAGTGTGCCGACGAATGCCTTGAACTCGTCACCCATCTGTCCGAAGCGTTTGAGCGAGTTGGTGCGCAGCTTGTAGTTTTGCTTGCACACATACTCGGAGAGAAAATCGTCGAGCATGGCCTTTGCCGTGTCACAGATGATGGTGTGGTAAGCGGAAAAGTCGGGTATGGCAGCGAGGACGTCCTCCCATGTGTTTGCGCAGAGCGTGTCGACACGCTGCACGGCGCGGTCGAAGCCACGGTCACAGTCGATAAGGATCGGCGCGTCGGCGGTTGTTGCGAGCGATGTCTTGCCAGAGCCCGGTGTGCCGTAGATGACGATAACGACGGGTCGCTCGGGGGCGACCTCATTTTTCTTGATTATTGGCATAATGTA